CATCTCCACTACCTAATAAAGTATTCGAATTTACTGTTTTAATATTTGTTCCACTTACTAATTGTGATTGCTTATTATTAAAACTAGTCCAATCAGAATTAGCTAAATAACCATTTTGAGAACTGCTAGCTACTTGAATTGAAACAACAGGAGCTGGGCCTCCAGATACAGAAATTGGAGTTGTTCCACTAACTGATGTAACCGTTCCAGTACCAAGTATAATATTACCACTACCTAATAAAGAAGTGCTATTAATAGTCTTAATTGAAGTTCCACTTACTAAAGTGGGTTGTACTGCAACATCACCACTACCTAAAAGCGAAGTACTATTAACTGTCTTTATATTTGTGCCACTTATTAGAGTAGGTTGATATGTATTAGTATCAAGACTAAATGTACCAGCAGCAGTCATTTTTACAAATGGTGCTCCTGTACTCCAAGTTGGGTAGTTTAAAGTGCCCCAACTGCCAATAGTTGGAAATGTAGCTAATGATAAATCACCTCTAAAGTATTGTGCTGTTGTGCCAGTAGTTATTGCATTTTGTTTTGCATTCCAAGTTGAAGCACTTGCTATCCTTGAATCAGCTAGTGTACCTGTCCATCCTAATGTTAAACTAGTTGCTTGTAATAAAGACGTGGAAGGACTACCACCTAATGTTAGGGTTACATTGGTATCATCGACCTTAGTTAATGCAGCAGGGGTTAATGTATTTTGTTTAGCATTTAATGCAGTCTGTAGATCAGTCTGATCCGATAGAGTTCCAGTTATTCCACCCCATACGGCACCACCTCCGCCAGTAGTCTTAGGCTTACCGCTTGCGTCATTTATCTCTAAATTGTCCTCACCGTATACGTTACCATCTCCATCAACTACTTGCATCGGATCATATTTATATTTGGCATGTCCTCACCAGTTATAATATATGTAGTAGCTGCAACATTACACTCAACGTATATGTAGTCACCTGTATTTAATACGTACAACATATTATCTGTAATTGTGTCACCTTGAGCTAAAGCTTTAGAGTATAATCTAATATGTGCATCTACAGAATTATCATACTTAGATACAGTTAATATATAATCTGAATCAGAGTTATTAAATCTCATGTATGAAATTTCAGTAATATTATTTAACGGACACTCATGTATTATGGTGCCAGCTGGATTTACGTCTCCTTGATTACTGAATTTTCCTGTCATTATTAAGATATATAAACTGAATTACTAAACTGAGGTGTTTTTCCAAATTCATTTATAGCTATAACTAAACAACTAATATTTCTACCTACATCATCAGCGGTCAATGTATATTCTGGAATTTCAGGTGCAAATATTACTACTCCATCACGATACCATTGATATTGAAAGATATATGGATTATTTTCCCATTTACCTTCATCGCAAGTTATTGTCACACCAGGTTGTAATATGATTGCTTTACCTATATTAGGAATACTTGTATTAATTGGGGGATCACCAAGAATTGGAGCATTGGTAATTGAACCAACTCCAGCAGATATAGACATTGATATAGACATATTACCAGAGTGCTATAATGTTTGTAGCTGCTGTATCAACTTCAAATACTTGTATTACTTGGATTGGTAAGAATGAACCAGGTGCAGTTCCGAAGAAAATAACCTCGTCACCACCAGCGGTCATAACTTTAATGTCTCCTCCTGTACCAGTGTATAGTACACAAGGCCAAGTGATTGATGGGTCACCAACGTATGGAATTGGAAAGTCCTCACTTGGTGTAACTGCGGCAGCTCTAGATGCCTGTAATTTTTGATATGCCATTTTTTTATTTTTTTGTGCTCTTACCGTTCGAACCGTTTCGAGCACGATTTATACTTGCTTTCTCTTTTACAAATTTACCACTTTTTGTCGAACTCATATCCACACCGTCACCGTTGCCATATGTGCCTGCCTTTCGGTTGGCTTTGTTGTGTTCAGAACGATACTTCTTCTGTGCATCTGTCTTATTTAATTCTCTCTGATACTCCCTACGTTTCTCAGCGGCCTCTGGATTACTTGCGTAGTACTTCGACGTCTTGCTCTGTCCCATAAAATATTTTATTTATTAATAGGTCTGGATTATTCCATGCCTCCTTTCTCTTATTGCATCCGCAGTCCTCAGTGACTAACTTATCTAAACCAGTAGCCTTAGTTATAGCAGCTACCGTGTCACCTAAACCCTTATGTCTTTTAATTATTAGCATTATCCCTTCTTCCATTTAGTACTAGGAGATGCTGTCTTGCTTGGACTCCACTTAACCTTGTTAGCCCAATACGCAGCACTCATTTTACCCTTTTCGATATTTTTAGCATGACGACTCTTAAACGCCTCACGCTGACCTACCGTTTGATTTGTTTTAACACCTTGTTGACCAAAGCGAATAAGCTTAACCTCGTCACCCGACTTAGCAACCACAACATGGCTCTTAGTTGGGTGACTTGGGGTTTTCTTAGGTTGGTTGTAACCAGTGACTCCAGCACGTTCTAACCTAGGATCTTTCATTACTTACGCTTAGTCATTTTAGCTAATGCAGCTTTCATTCCGTACTCCTTAACCATTTCCTTCTTAGACTCAGTTTTTTCGTGCTTAATTTCAGCTTTTTTGCTAGCATACTTCTCTCCAGTCTTTTTTTCTGTAACCATTTTTGCTTTTGCTTTCATTTTTATTTGTTTTTAATTGTTTTTTTTTGTTTAGTAACTTGTTTTACAATATCTTGATTTTGATCAAATTTTGTTTTAATTATTTTTTTATTACCATTACCCATATTAATAACGTCTCTTCTAATGTCTCCACCAGATAATGTAGGTCTGCTAGATTTTTTTTGATCACCTTCCCAAGGAACATCTGGATTTCCAGATCCAATATAAACATTATCTCCCTTTTTGTATTGATTTTTATCAACCATATTTTTTACTCTATGTGCTGCAGTTTTTAATGTTGGTACAGCATTTTTAATTTCTTTTGCTGTTTCATATGCAACTGTATTTAAGTAATTTCCTATGTGTCTATCCACACGATTAATAGCATCAATTGCCTTATTCTTAAATGGAATTTTATTATAATCAGTCACTTGACTAGAAATAATATTACCTTTACCGCCAACTACGGTTTTTTCTGATTTCATATTATTTGATGATCTATCAATGTATTGATTTTCAAATACTTTACCTCCTAAAAGTCTAGGTCTAGATTTTTGAATTAATTCAGTACCAACGGTTGGATTATCATTACCATCCATCTTTGTAGTAGTTTTTATTTCCCTGTTGTTCATAATTATGTATTTTATTGATTAATTTTCTTATCTCTTACAACCCTTTTCATAGGTTCACCCATATCGTTCATTCTAGTTCTTGACATATTAGTTCCTCCACCAGGCATATCAAATCTCTCTGTCTGCATAGTTCCTCCAGATAGTGTAGGTCTAACACTTAATGTACCTTCCACTTCCTGTCCGTCAAATTCTCTAGATATATCGTAACGTTTCTTATCAAATACGTTAATTGAAGAGTTCTTAAATGGTATAGCATTTAATCTTTCGCTTTCCGACATATAAGACTCCATTGGAGAAATCATTTTTTTTTCTCTAATAGGGACTACAGTAGTTGCCATTGTCTTTCTATTTTTCATAACTTTGCTTTTAAAATACAAATATAATCAAATGATTCCAAAAATAAAAAAAGTAATAAGAAAAAGACCAGATAAAATTTATCAGAGACGAGATGCTCGATTTGATTTTTTAAAGAACTGGGGTATAATACGTAAGTGGGCTATACACAACTACGGTATAAAGTCACAGGCAGACATAGACATGCTGATGTTTCTATATACAGAGCAATTGTTTACTAGAGCCAAGTTCCAAGAGTACGCTAAGTTTATGAGTTGGGATCGTGCTAGATTTGACAAGCTGCTCCGTGATGGATTTATCTCAAAGTGGAGAGAAAGAAAGAAGGGTGAGTTTGATGTGTACGAGGTATCATTCAAAGGTAAAAAGATGATAGCAAGTATCTATAGAAAATTACTAGGGCTAGAGCCTATACCTGAATCGCCAAGGAGAAATATTGTATTTCGACCGAACGCTACATTTGCACAGAAAACCCTAGCCATAGCAATAAAAAGAATTAATAAAGAAGCTAGAGAATGCAAACAACATCCTTCTCCTGAAGAATGAACATTCTAGTTTCATCTATTATTACCTCGTGACCAGCTACTCGGTCGAACATGATCTTGTCCCCTACCTCAATACCCGACACTAGTGGACCATAATTAATTACCTTACCGTACTGGTAACGCATGTCCTTGTACTCGTCTCCACTCATTAAAAGACCACTAGATGTGGTCTTCTTTTCTACTAATTTGTCAACGATGATATATTTATTTAGAACCTTCATAGTCTCTTATGTTTGTTATAATTGCGTTTGTACTCATAATTGTTGTTGCCACAGATACAGCATTAAGTAGTGCGTTCTTGGTAACCTTCGTTGGGTCAATGATACCCATCTTCATCATGTCTCCGTATACCTCGTTCTTAACGTCATAACCAAAGCCTAATCCCTCTAACTCTAACTTAATAGCCGATGGGTCCTTGCCTGCGTTTAAAAGTATCTGATCAAATGGTGAGCTCAACATATCGAACATAATGTTCTGTGCAACACTGTCACCCATAACCAAATCCATACAGTTAAGTAATGCAATACCACCACCAGGTAATATACCCTCGTCCATCGCAGCAGTAACAGCACACACAGCGTCATCGATCCTGTCCTTCTTCTCCTTCTGCTCAATGTCGCTCAACGCACCAACGTAGATAACACCAACACCGCCAGAGATATTTGCAATTCTCTGCTTTAAGAACTCTCTGTCGTTTGCGTCAGTTGTCTCCCATATCTGATGCTTCAAGTCAGCAACCCTCATGTCGATAGATTCCTTAACCTCAGCGACATTCATAAATACTGTCATATTCTTCTTCACAACAACTTTCGATGCCTTACCTAAGTCAGCCATAGTAACAAGCGTTAAGTCGTCTCCAGTGTCCTCAGATAGGTACGTACCTCCAAGTGCTACAGCTAGATCTTCTAGTAGGTCCTTCTTCCTGTATCCAAACGATGGGGGGATAATGTTACAAGCCTTGATCTTGCCCTGTGCCACGTTCACATTTAATGTGTTCATTGCGTTTGGTCCAAGTGTACCGATGATCAATAACGACCTGCCTTGGCTTACAATTGGTGCTAAGATAGCCTCTAAGTTGGATAAATTGTTGATCTCGTGATCTGTAATTAAAATGTATGGGTTGTCAAGTATACACTCCTGCTTCTTCTGCTCGTTGATGAAGTACTTCGATGTGTAACCACGATCGATCTTCATTCCGCTAATAATCTCTACATGTGTCTCCGAGTTCATGCTGTTCTCAACAGTTACCATGTCAACCTCGTTAAATGCATCAGAGATCATCTTACCGATCTGCTTGTCGTTGTTTGCACTGATAGATGCCACGTCAAATAACTTCTTGCCACTCACCTTCTTGCTCATCTTCTCAAGTCTAGATACAATTGTTCCCGTAATGTCATTGATCTCACGGATCACCTCGATAACGTTCTCATTGAATCCCATGTGCTTGTCAGCAGAGTCGATCATAGCCTCAGCTAACACGATTGATGTTGTTGTACCGTCACCAGCTACAGTTGCCGTCTTGTCTGCCGCCTGACGCATCATCATTACAGCCAGGTTCTCAGTTGGGTCATACAGGTTGATCGACTTTGCGACCGTTACACCGTCCTTCGTGACTGTTAAACCACCTACATGGTGCTCAGACTCTATTAATACAGTCCGACCTCTTGCACCTAAGGTGCTCTTTACCGCCCCAGCGATAATTTTGATTCCGTTTTTCAACTTTTTTTGGCCCTCATCGCCAAAATGCACTTGTTTTACTATCATTTTATTATATTTTGGTCAAATTTAATAAAATTTTAGCATATAAAACAAAAAACCCACCGATTAAAGTGGGTTTTGTTGTTAATTTTATTTTATTAGTTTATTTTCATCTTTTTATCAAGAGCTTTCATGATATTTATCTCTTCTTTTCTTTGTGATCTTGCAATTTTACCTGCCTCTCTATTGGTCATGCCAGAATTTGAAGCTTTTGTTTCCATCTTTATGGCTCTTGTAGGATTAATAAATGAATCAGTTCCAGATAATGATTCTTGTTTCTTTCTCATACTATTTGCATTCGCCATATTATCAGTTGAGCTTTTAAAGTTTGACATTCCTTCTGAAAAAACTTGCTGTTTTTTGTATGCTTGAGCTTCTTTGTAACCAGCCATAGCTCCAGGATCACGCTCAACAACACCTCTTTCGTTTTTAACTCCTTTTGTTAATTCAGGAGTAAAGTATTTTAACTTTGAGTCTTGACCTTCAATTATTTTACCAGTTCCGTATTGTTTTGCAATACCACCTTTATTAGCATATTCTCCAGCACGTCTTAATTGCTTAACATCCTTTTGAAGCTCAATAGCACTATTAAAACTGCCACGAGCTAAAGCTTCATTACGTGTCTGCTTTGTAGCCTTTTTCATGTCTTTTAACTCCGAAGCATTCTTACCTGTTACTTCACCTTCAAATACATTATTTCCAAAGTACGCGGCTGATGTTTTTGCTTCTCTGTTATATTGTAATTTATTAGGTTTAGATTTACCTACAGTAGCCGCATTAGTCATTCCAGCACGCAAACCATTTTTTTCTTGATATAATCTAGTACCCTTTGTTTTAGATCTCTCTTTCAAAATGGGAGAAGACCACTCTTCTGGAGCAGTAGGACTTCCTTTAAGATTACCTGTTTTTTGAGTTATAAAAGCTTTCTTAGCAGGCATATTAGCCATTGGCTTCCAGTCAACAGCGTCTGGACTTATGTCCTTAATAGGAGGATTCTCTACATACTTTCCAGGAGCTTTTGGAGTTTTATACTTACGTTGAGGTGAAATATTTGGCATGAAAAATTGTCCTTCTTTAAGGTTATTTTTCTTCATATACTCATCCAGGTTTCCCTCTTTTCCTGCTTTGTGAAACTCAACAGGATTAAAGTTTTCACCATATACATCTGACCATTTATTTACCTTTGTTCCTTTTGGTACGTAAGATTCTGAATCATAATCAGCAGCATCCATTTTTCCAAAAACACCTGTCATCTGAGACATATAAGACCTAGTGGTAGGGTCTATTGATTTATCACTTAGTTTTACATATTCTCCAGATTTTATACGCTCATCCATAATTCTATTCTGTTCCTTTGGACTTATAGCCTGACCCTCTTCAAAAGCAATATCTTTGCCTTTTGACTTTCCTTTAAGTTTAATACCTTCGGTAGCCGATGGAGTTTTTTTAGGACCGTTCTCATATAAATCAAGAGCACTTTGGTAGCTAGAAACACTTGCGTCATAATCACTTCTTCTTTGCTTCTCCGCAGATACTGCGTTTTGATATGCATCATACTCTTCTTCGGTATAATGTACCTGACCTTTACCATCAACATATGATGTAATTCCAGTCTTTCTTCCAAACTTTAGTGCCATACTAATACTATTTTTATTATTAACAAATTAATCTCAAGCTCATACTCGTCAAATAGATCGTCAGGTTGGAATAATTCTATTCCTAAATTTAAGCCGTATGGTAACCTATTTTCTATGTATATCTTCATGATACAAATATACTATTTATTTTACAAAGATATTAAAAATTTGGGGTTAGATATTCATAGGTTTTGGGTAATACCCCCATCTGACGTGATCGCTCGCTAGGGGGAAACGCTTTCCAATCGAAGGGGGGGGTCTCCGTTTTCAGAAATTGAGGTCGGATTTTCTAGCTTTTCCATGGTCACCCCGTCCGCCCTCCTGTGCTGTATATTACACAGGTAACAAGCCTGCCGTCCGCTCGACTGCTCGATGAGGCTGTCATATAATTTGCATTATGTTAAATAGAATGACTGACAAGGTGACCGACCGACCGACCAATCGAGCGACCAATCGAGCCAACAGGAAAGCCAATCTGATAGCAATTCATGTCTTCATAGGGGAGGTTATATCATCACGTAACAAAAAAAAACAAACTTTTTTCATCTTTTTTTTCGTCGTGTAACGTGTTGATTATCAAAGCAATGCAACAAATAATCCGCTGTTTTAACATGTCAAGCAAAAAAAACTTTCAAAAAAAGTGTTACTTATTCAAAGTTTTAGCATTAGTATTGCAGAGGGCAACGGCTCAGCTGACGAGAGGTCACCATGACAATTTGACATACGATACTATTTGAGACTGCAATCGGTGAGGAGGTCAATAAGATAGCACAAGACTAGGACATACCTAGGGCACACAATACACTACTCGGGTGGTTGTGTGTCGGAACCACTAGAATAACAACACTAGTAGGGATTAATAGAGGGCAAGCAGTTTCACGTGGCTTGCAACAAGGTTAACTGATGAGGTCTTAATGACCGAAACGCCGTGAGGCGTCTTAACCAACAAATACCTAACACAATGAAAAACTTAACAGCCCCCTTAACATTTGCTTTAGGCTTAATGTTAGTAGTAGCAGTAGTCGTTTACAATGCTATCGTGCACGGAACTTCATGTTCATTTTAACACAGGTTAACTGATGAGTCTTTATGAGACGAAACAGCACTCGCAAGGTGCTGTCTTAACCAATAAAAACCTAGAAATTATGACTAGCAAAATCATTAGAATCGAGGGAGCATTCGAGATTTGGGGCTTCTTCTTTGAGGGCACATTAGTAAGAACTAACCGATTACGTGTAAGAGGTTGGAGATAATCATTAACCATATAAAACTTAGAAATTATGACAAGAGAACTTGAAATCAGAGAGCAGTTGATTCGTAACATCAACTTCGTAGGCATCAACGACATCAAACACCCTGTACACGGGATAATAGATGTAGATAGAAGCAAGTTACAAGACCTTAAGAACTTCAGAGAAGAGGACTTGATCAAGATGAGCCCACAAGATTTTATTAACCAATAAAACTTAGAAATTATGAACGTATTAAAAGTAGGAGACATAGTAGGAGAATTCAACTATGGTCACGGAGTAGGAGAAGTAGTTGAGGTATTAGGTAACGATGTGCTTGTCGCATGGTACGAGTGGTCACTATCTGATTCAATAATGAATTTTAACGACTTAGAGGTAGAGCCATATGGAGGATGGTAACAAGGTTAACTGATGAGATTTAAATAATCGAAACGGCATTCGTGCCGTCTTAACCAAATAAATTAGAAACCATGAAAACTTACTATGTATGCGTTGAAGACAGCTATGGTCAACGCACGGGAACTTACACCACACTACAATTAAATGACAGCGACATCACTATCAATCGATTTGGCTTTGAGACATACAACGGGATGTTCTTATACGATAGCTTGATTCAAGTGTTGTATGCTTGTCAAGATTAATTAACCAATTAAAACTTAGAAACAATGAGAGCAATCGTAAATGTAAACCACAGAAAAATGCAAGGTCGTGACCACAAGGTACACGAGATAGTAGGTAACAGAGTAACGTTAGAGTGTGTGCTAGAGCACGAGACAATCCTCGTAGACTTTACCATGACAGAGGTAGAGTTACTAAAAACCTTTAAGGCTTGCTTTATACAAGGCTCAACAGCTAAGGCAAAAGAAGACATGTCTAATAAAAGATATGCATGGGCAAGAACTAATCGACATGCCGTTGAACTAGTAACTACAAGTGGTGGAGGTTATGTAGTAGGAGATGACACAGGACGTAACGAAGTATTAAATGACATGTATTCCTTCGATAAGAACTTCCCTACAGCTAGAGATACGGAGAAAGTTTACGACATGTGCATTGAAGCAGGACTAGAAAAGTTCTCAATATCTTGGTTGTCTGACATTAGATTTTGGGAAACACATCAAGATAAATTTAATAGAGAATTTCCAGAACATGGAGACGATGGGACAGAGACCACAATGCTTAAAATGTAACTAACCAAGTAAAAAATGCCGAGTGATGGGGCATGGTACCATCATTATTTATTGCTATGGATACTAATGCAACAAACCCAAGAGTATCTAGAATGTGTTGGCTAGCAAAGGAAGAAGTACACATTCGAAACCACCTATCGATTGCTTAAGATTTTTATTAGATTTTGTATCGGAATACACTCACGAGGAAGTGTCAACAAAATCTTTTTTTTAAACCAACTAAAACTTAGAACTTATGGAAAGATATGCAAGAAAATGTGATGCTACGGGACGTGGTATGAACGAAGGATTTGTTGTTGGAGATGGAGAATTATACTTCTCTGAGGAGCAACACTTAATTGATTGGCTTAGAAGCCGTGGTGGTATGGAAGGTCTATCTGATGAATTCATACTTAACGAAGCATATGAGCAAGAAGAATATTACTACACAGAGTGGGAAGAGATTGATGACGATATGTATTATGATGAGGATGGAAACGAGTACGAACTTTAAAACCTAGAACCTATGAAAGCGATATTAATTTTAATAGCAACAATAATATTAAGCGGATGTGCTATAGTAAAAGAAACCGAAACATGCACAGGATATTGGCCCGATAGCATATTGAATCCCGATAACAAAGAATACGTTGCAGAGATAGCATACAACTTGGGCATCGACAATACTGAGGTGACTCAAGAACAATTTAACGAGAGATATATTAACCAATAAAACCTAGAAAACATGAGAGTAATTAGAATCAGCACAACAGCATGGTCAGAAGAGGACTTCTACCTAGTAACAACACTAGACGATAGCCAAATCGCAGAGGTCATCCAACCAATCGTTAACGCAGAGCGAGATGGCTATGAGGTATACAGCCATGCAAAATTAATACAATCACTAAAGGAAAGATTCCCACTAGAGTATGTAGAACTTTACGATGAGATTGATACACTAACCTTTTAAACCTAGAACTTATGACACAAGAACAAGCCCACGAAATTCTGGTAAGGAATAATAATTTTTGCGGTGGAGATATTCCATTCGACAAGACGACCGATTACATTGGTATGTTATTTCAAACCAATGAACATCGAAGAATTTGGAACGCTGAAGAATTAAAATAATTAACTAATCTTTAAAACCTAGAACTTATGAACAACCAAGAAAGAAAAAATCTATTTCAATTTGACAACGGAGAGGTGCTTGAAGCATTTGAAAGAGCAGTAAGAAAAAATAACGCTGATAGATTTATTAAGACATTAAGTAATACATTCAATGAATTGCAAACGACAAATCTAATAAAATTACTTTCTGATTACGAGAAATTTCTTTCTGACTACGAGAAATCTCTTGAACTAAATGATGAAAATATTAACCTTTAAAACCTATAAACATGAACAACCTACACGACTTCGTAGACTCCATCATTCAGAATGGTGGAGCTACATTTAACTTAGCCTTAGGAACAGCCCCAACATCTGGCTATGTGGTCAGCCTAAAGGGAGGCTCTCATACACCAATAGACGAGACCCGCCAATCGATCGAACAGACAATCAATCAATTCATCGCAGAGAAAGGTCTAGAGCTATCAGTCGACGAGAACTTCCTTGGTGGATGGGTCGACGATGGATGGCTCTATCTAGATATCTCAAGGGTATATGACAATGAGAGCAAGGCTGTCTTCGTTGGACTACAGAACAACCAAAAAGCAATCTTTAATCTGAACGACGGCTCGACAATCAACCTGTGATTGTGAGTGTTGAAATCAAATCAGCTAACAACCTATCAATCAATCGTTTAACAAATACTAGTGTTAACTCGTGTTGATTTAGTGTTGATTTTTTTTCACGAAACCCTTACTATCATTGACTTTGTGTTGAAATGTTGATTTTAAAGCTAAAACTAGCGTGAAATTAAAATAATTACAGTATATAGTAATACTATATACTATATATATATATATTTTATTTTTTTTTCTCTACTAAAGGGTAAAAATTAACATTCTAACACTAACCTAGTCGTACCAAGGCTTACAAAATTTCAAATCAACATTAAACCAACATTAACCAACATTTTTTAACACAACTTAACAAAAACCAACACTATGAAAGCAAAAATCAATCCTATCATCCGATATGTAGAGCTGACTCACGGAGTCGAAACACACTGCATACAATTCGAAGAACTAGACGAGTGGCAAACAATTGAATTTTCTGAGGGAAAATTTGACGTGCACTTAGACTACATGCCGAAGTATGAATTCACGAACGAACGTGAATGGTTGCAGTATATCATACAGGCATATCCATACAACAACGACGTTGACTACGAATACCAAGTTATTAACCATATAGAACTAGAGCTATGACAAGATACCACATCTGCTACACAATATCAGACAACCTATGTTCGGGAGTGAACATAGACGCAAGGAGTTACGCTGAAGCCTTGAGAAAATTTGGCGATAGTAATAACGTTATATATATCTGCAAGCTATGAAATCATTCAGAATTAATTACACCCTATCGGGTACTGACGACTACGTCGACAGGGTATGGGCAGACAACAAGGACGATGCTATGCACTACTTCAACATGTTCTTCGTTGACCCCGACACGAGTGTAACATCGATCGACTTATCGGTTATACAGATAGTAATACATGACATGCATGAGAACTAGATTTATAAGGTACGCTATTGTATGGGTGAGCCAGAACTTATCGATACCATTTTGGATGGTGGGTCACATACACTTGAGCATACATGTCTACTCCGACATCAAGGAGATACTAGCATCATTGGGCATGAACATAATCGTTGCTATCGGATTTATTATTGACTATAAACAACAAACAAAATGAAACATTACAGATGTATTGCAGGCATAGATTTCTTTGGAAACTGTGTGTATTATATACAGAGGAGGGTCCTCTATATATGTTGGGTCCACGTAAGGACTGCGAATAGCAGAGAGGAGAGGGATAAATTTTTAAAACACTTGAACGATGACTAATTTTTTAATTTCCATGTCGGTGCTACTGCTGTCATGTTTACTACCTAGGTTTTTTATAAACATCAGATGGGTAATGATAATATTTATAGCTACACTAATGATATCATCCGTATTCGTAGTCGCTACGATGTTTGAGGCGATGTCTGAATTACTAACTTAAATTTAAATTATATGAAAACAATTAAAATCACGATGTTATTCCTCGGAATGTCGGTAACATCATTCGCTCAAGTCTTTACTGGATTTGACACAATACAATACAGCGGTGGAGACAAGGTTTACTACACGTCGGCAAAGACTAGGGAAGAAGCCATACACAAAACGTTTAAAATGTTAGATGAAAATGACTACGACACCACAAAGAAAAGCATAGTTAGAGAATCAGACGTAGTTATATTCATGAATTGGGTCGATCAGTTTAACACAAATAAAGTGTACATACTAATCACGTCAAGACTAAAAACAGGTGACTACAGAGTATCTGTAATATACCAAGAAAATAAGTACACAGAGTACTTTATAGTAGAAAATAAAATGCTTCGATATGTCCCAAAATAAAGCATGGAAAGACCTAGAATCGGAGAACAAAGTATACCGAACGGGTCACAGCTCTTGGTACATAGACCACGGAGTTAAGATAGAGGTATTCGATAAGGACAATCGGACTGAGGTCATGAACACCATGACATCAAACGACAAGTACGAAAAGATTACAGACGAGCAGATGTACATATTCGAAAGCATCGGATGGCTAGCAGGATGTTATAAGGTAAACGTAGATGTATGCCACAACAAGCTAGAGAAGATAATAATGCTGATGCACTATGCACATCTAGAGCCAACTCTGTACAATTTAGAGTACTTAACAGAGCGAAAACGCAAATTGTTGATAAAAAAAGATGATTATTCATTGCGTTTAAAAGAAATATTACAATCTTTGTAACCCCCTAATTAAATAAATATATATGGCACACTGGAGAAATCTAATGAAAGACAACAAGTACCTAGGCTCGTGGGACTTGGAAGTGAATGGAAAATACGAGCCAAAGATTGTCACGATCGATCGAATATATCAAGATGTATTTGTCGGAGAGATGGGCAAGGAGGACAAGGTGTTCATCAAGCTAAAAGAATTTGACAAGCCAATGATATGCAATAGGTCAAACTTCAAGCGTCTTGAGACATTCTTTAATTCCTTTAACCCCGACGAATACATAGGCAAGCAGATTGTCATGATGACAGAGAAGGTAAAGAGTCCACAAGGATTGGTTGATGCGTTGCGATTTAGCACCAGACCATTGCCTAAGAAGGAGTTACCTACACTATCAGACGCACAACTTGCCAAGGCTGTTGAGGCTTTAGAGTCGGGCAGAACAACGATCGATAAGATCAAGAAAGCTTACACTATTACTAACGAACAGATGGAGGTACTCAATGAAGTTAAGAATTAGATCATCGTCATGTGCACCATTGTTCTTGGGAGATGACGGACTGACTGACATCCAATTGGCAAAGCTAAACGACCTTAAGTCTAAGGTCAAGCTAACAGAGGCACAGGCTAAGGACCGTGACAAGTTAGAGCTAAAGATGGATTCGGTAGAGCTGAGCACAGGTGCCAAGGGCTTGATCGAGGACATCATCGATAGGCAAGTGTACGAGTACGAGGAGAACTTCTCCAACTCGAAGACTCAGAAGGGATGGGACGTTGAGGCAGAGTCATGCGAGATATACAACCGCATCTTCTTCACGGACTACCATAAACAGGAGTCGTTCGATAACTTCTACGAGCTTGAGTACGGCATATCGGGTGGTCACCCAGACGTTGTTGATTGTGAAAGAAGGAAGGTGATCGACTTGAAGTCCTCATGGTCAAAGAAGACGTTCCCTAAAACAATTAAGAAGGCATACGATAGTGGCTATGAGTGGCAAGTAAAACACTATTTGTACATGCTAACTAAGATGACGGGAGATGACTGGTCAGACGGTGAGGTTGCATTTATTCTTACGACAACCCCCGAGGCGTTGAAACCAGACTATGAGCATGACAGCCTGCACTACATGGAGGACCTAGACGACGAACTTCGAGCTACGATAGTTCCTGTAAAGCTTACGAGCGATGATATTGTCAAGATGGACAAACGGTTAGCTGCTGCCGAGAAGTATGCAAATGAGTATTATAATTTACTAAAATCAAAAAACAAATGAGTGAATTCAAAATGAAAGGGTTGATCAAGGTGATCAACGACACGGTTCAGATTACTGACAAGTTCCAAAAGCGTGAGTTTGTATTAAATGTTCCAGACGAGAAGTATCCACAGGATATTGCATTCCAACTGACACAGACTAACTGCGACAAGTTAGATCAGATTGCTGAGGGTCAAGAGGTTGAGGTATCATTCAGAATCAGAGGTAGGGAGTACAACGGAAAGTACTTCAATAACTTAGAGGCATGGAGAGTAGAGGGTATGATCGAATCAGTTAAGCAGACACCTGTTGGTGACAATGCTGACGAGGACTTACCTTTTTAATCATGTGGTTACTGTATTACTTATTCTCCACCGTGTTTACATTTGGTGTGGTCCATGAGCCAAACATTGGCACAAGTAGACAGATGTTCAACATCGTATGGTCTGTATTGTTAGGATGGATATCAATGCCAATGTTCATAGGTTACTGGTTTGAGAGTAAGATGAAAAAAAAATAGTTTAGTAATAATTTAAATCTAATAATTATGACAAAAGAAAAAGTAATGATTGAAGATGTGGTAATGAATGATGCTTACTGCCCAATACCAGTAGATGTATTTCCTAATCATATGGGAATAAATTTAGTAAGTGTTGACTCAGTAGAGTACACAAAACAGGAAGATGGACAGTTAGTGTCTATGACAATTAATTTTATTCCAAACAACTAAATAATATTAAAAATGAAAGCAAAATTAATTAACAGTTATAAAGCATGGAATGTAATATCTATTACTCCAATGATAGCAATTGACTTTGAAGATAAGTGTATTAGAATTGCATTTCTTATGTATCATTTTGAAATAACAATTAGTAACAATTAAATAGGTCAATAAGTCGGGATGTGAGATGGTCACGTGTACAGGTTCGAGTCCTGTCCCGACTTCACTTCATAGGTACAGTTAGAGTTCTGTGGTTAACCAACCATATTTGGAAAAACTCTGGGTAGGCAGTTATGGATGGCCTACCCTCTTTTTAAGTAATCTTTAATTTTATATATATGTGGTATTCAAATTCAACACACGAGCAGGTTGACAGCATTGTCGACTCTGTAATTTTTCGATTTAAAGAAAGGTCGATAAAGGGAATAAAGAAGTATAACAACACAATGGACAGAGATGATCTGTCTGTAACCGAATGGATAGACCACGCTATAGAGGAGCAGATGGACAATATATTATACTTAACTAAATTAAAAAAGGAACTAAGCAAATGATAACATACTTTAGAACAATCAACGACACTGCGGCACCGTTCTATAAGGATATTTCTATGGCAATAGATAGGATAAGAAATGGTGCCTCAAGGGACAAGGTACTAGATGTTAGGAATGCATCTACCAAGGACGAGCGTAACGAAAAGAAGAAGAAGTTACCAGCGATATGTTTCTCTGGTACCTTTAGCAAACGATCTGACAATGCGATAATAGAGCACAGCGGATTTATATGCATAGACTTCGATGGATTTAAGAACGAGCAGGACCTGTACAACAAGCGAGTGGTACTGATGGAGGATGAGTACAGCTACTGCGTGTTCACGTCACCATCTGGAGACGGTCTTAAGGTCCTAGTAAGGATACCAAAGGACCCAATGAATCATAAGAAATACTTTGCATCACTTAAAAAATATTATGATTGTGATGAGTTTGACGTAAGCTGTAAAAATATTTCACGTGTGTGTTACGAGTCGTATGACGAGGACATACATGTAAATGAGCTGTCATCAACTTGGGAGGACATGGAATCTGATTCATCTGAAGCTGTGTACGTTAGACCTAAGATTACTATAAATGACACTAACGAGATTACTAGACGCCTAACAATATGGTGGAACAAAAGCTACGGAATGATCAAGGGTCAGAGAAACAATAACCTATTCATCCTAGCGTCAGCACTAAATGAGTTTGGCATACCTCAAGATGAGGCCAAGTCGGTACTGATGTCTTATGACGATGGAGACATGGAGAAGGAGATCGGCACTATCATATGGTCTGCATACCGCAACACCGCATCACACGGCACCAAGTTCTACGAGGACATAGATAAGACGGTCAGCATAAAGAACGACATGAAGATGGGCGTTCCGAGCAATGACATCAAGTCTAAGCATGGTGTTGATGTGATCGACTACTTGATCGAGACAGCTGACAGCAATACATTCTGGACCAAGACAAGCAAGGGCAAGATTGATCTTGTACCACACCTGTTTAGGGAGTACTTGAGAATCAATGGTTTCTATAAGTACTACCCAGCTGAGTCGAACAACTTTGTATTTGTTAGGGTACTTGACAACACGATATCTGATGTAAACGAGGAGGTTATAAAGGACTTTGTCCTTGAGTACTTGCTTGGGATTGACGATATGTCTGTGTACAACTTCTTTGCTATCAACACGAAGTTCTTCCAAGAGACATTCTTGAACTACGTATCTAAGGTAGAGCCAATGTTCATGGTTGACACGATAGATGACTCGTACATATACTACAACAACTGTGCGGTCAAGGTAACAAGAGACAATGTAGAGATAATAGACTACCGAGAGCTCAATGGTTACGTGTGGGAGAAGCAGAAGATCGGTCGTAACTTTGTTATGTCATCAAGCGATGATTGTGAGTTTAACACCTTCATAAAAAATATTTCTGGAGGTAGTTCTGAGAGGACAAGGTCAATGGAGTCGACACTAGGTTACCTAATGCACAGCCACAAGCCAGCGAGTTACTGTCCAGCTGTCATACTTAATGACGAGGTGATAAGTGACAACCCAGAGGGTGGTACGGGCAAGGGTATATTTGTTAAGTCTATCAGCCACATGAAGAAGATGGTAATAATTGACGGCAAGGGATTCAGTTTCCAGAAGTCATTCCCATACCAACGTGTGCAGGTAGATACACAGACACTAGTATTCGATGACGTTAGTAAGAACTTTGACTTCGAGCGACTGTTCAGTATTATTACTGAGGGTATAACACTAGAGAAGAAGAACAAGGACGAGATACACATACCGTTTGAGGACGCACCAAAGATTGTCATAACGACAAACTATGCCATCAAGGGTGCAGGTAACTCATTCGAGAGACGTAAGTGGGATCTAGAATTCAAGCAGCACTACAACAAGTCGTTCACACCAGAGAGCGAGTTCGGTCACATGTTATTTGCTGGTTGGACTAAGCAAGAATGGACTAAGTTTGATAACTACATGATACAAAACATACAGACATACTTGTCTAGTGGATTGATAAAGAGTGAGTTCATGAACTTAAAAACTCGTAAATTTATAGCCGAAACTAGCACTGATTTTTGGGAGTGGGCAACCGCTGAGGACAATGGTGAGACAAAGCTTGGAGCTATATCAATAGGACAGACGATACACAACAACTTTACTGACGAGTATCCAGACTACGGGAACTATGGTAGATATAAGATATCACATAACAAGTTCTACAAGTGGTTAGATGCATACGGTGAGTTTAAGTTTGGATCGAAGCCTAGAATATTTAGAAACGCAATGGGTAAAATGGTAGAGTTCATCGCCAAGAAAGATGAACATTTAGAGTTAAATTTTTAAAACAAAAACAATGACAGAAGAACAATGGGAACAAGGAAGAATATTATATTCTGAATTAAAAAGTATCGAGAGTGACATCTACAAGCAAAATGAAGAAATGAATAAGCTTAATAAAGAGATGTCTGTATTACAAAAAAAGATAGATGATAATACCATGATGGGAAATAAGCTTAATGAATCATTAAATTTAAAACTACGTGATTTTGAAGCTTTTCCTGATAAAGCAGCAATTAAACAATCTTTATAATTATGGAGTTCGTATTAGAAGTATTAAAACAAGGGATGTCAAATACAAATGACTTATTAAAGTTATCCAATCCCAGCTATCATATGCATGATAAGTTAACGGCTAAGAAAAAAGATTTCGAGTCATCTATCATTTTTTTAAATGGAGGAGCATTAGACCATACACCTGAATTTTCTATTGACAGACTTAAGCGTCAGTTGAACTGGTTAAGGTATGATGAGACACTTCATAAGAAAGATATAAATGAAGTTAATGAATGCATACAAAAACTTACCAATGGAGCTAAGACCTTATCAGAGTGACATCTCAATAAGAGGTGCAAAGATAATTGAAAACTATAAGATACTTTGCTTAGCAATGGAGGTTAGACTTGGAAAGACCTACACATCAATGGAGGTGTGTAGGTTATCTGGAGCTAAGAATGTATTGTTTCTAACAAAGAAGAAAGCTATATCATCTATACAGTCGGACTACGACACCATGCAACCACCGTTTAGTATTACAATTACTAACTACGAGAGCATCCACAAGATCAATCAGACATACTACGACTTCATTATATGTGATGAGTCACACACCATGTCCGCATTTCCTAAACCAAGCTTAAGAGCTAAACAGGTTAAGCAGTTGATCTACATGAACACTGGATGCAACCTAATACTAATGACAGGTACACTGACACCAGAGTCTTACTCTCAGATATACCATCAGTTCTACGTGCACCCAATGAATCCGTTTAGGCAATACATTAACTTCTATAGATGGGCAGATGACTACGTTCACAAGTTCCAGAAGAAGATAAATGGGTTGATGATAAACGAGTACTCAAAGGGAAACGAGACAAAGATAATGGGAAGCATATCAAGCCATGTAATATCATACACTCAAAAGGAGGCTGGGTTCAGCACAGACATTGACGAGGAGGTACTATATGTTGAGATGAGCGATAAGACAAAGATGATTGTGAAGAAGCTAGAGCGTGACTTGGTTGTGGAGGGTTCAAACGAGGTAATACTTGGTGACACTCCAGTGAAGTTAATGCAGAAGTTACATCAGCTGTGGAGTGGTACGGTTAAGTTTGAGAGTGAGAACAGGATGGTGATAGACTACTCAAAGGCTGAGTTCATTATGAATAGATTTGAAGGAACTAAGATCGGAATCTTCTACAAGTTCAAGGCTGAATTAGACGCTCTAATGGATACATTTGGTCCAGACAACCTTACATCAGACCTAGATGAATTTAACGCAACAGACAAGTCCATAGCACTACAGATAGTATCTGGTCGTGAGGGGATAAGTCTTAAGAATGCTAAGTACTTAGTGTTTTACAACATCGACTTTAGTGCAGTGTCTTACTGGCAGGCCAGGGATCGTATGACAACAATTGACAGGCTATATAACAAGGTCTACTGGATCTTCTCAAGGGGAGGGATAGAAGACAAAATATATAGTGCTGTTAAAAGTAAGAAGAACTATACATTAAATATATTTAAGAAAAATTATGAGACAGATAGTATACAACTCGATAAAGTGCCTTGAGTGCAACGAGGTATTAGTAAGTAGACATAGGCACGACTATGTAACATGTGACTGTCCAAACAATGCTATGGTAGATGGAGGTAATGAGTACGAGAGATATGGTGCAATGGATATGGATAAGATTGAACTCAACTACATCTATTTAGATGATGACTTTGAGATTGTCAGGAAACATGCAGCAAGAGGTAGCCGTGGTAAGTATGGTGAAATTCCATTAACTTGGATAACTATAGCTGATATGTCAGATAACTATCTAAAAGCAGTGCTTGATTACGGTGGAGATGATTGGCATCTTGAACTAATGGATAAAGAAATTAAATATAGAAAGGATGGACACGCTAAAAGTATTAAAGAATAGACTTGATAAGATAGGTATTATAATCACTATCAAAGGAAACTTACCTTGGATATATCTTGAGTCCGTAAATGGTAATATAGTAAAAGAAGAAGATTATAATTCTAATCATGGATATACAATTGCTTGGTATCCAATAAGAAATGATGAAGAAATAAAACTTGATTCTGATATAAAAAGAACTTTTAAAATAATTAGAAAGTATGGGAAAAATAATTCTGGAGTTTCACTCTGAAGAAGAAAGTAATGATGCTAGAACAGCATTAGATGGATACAAGTGGAAAGGTGTAGTATGGGATCTTGATCAAGAACTTAGGAGTACTGTAAAACATGGGTACATTGGTAATAGAGAAGCTACTTCAGAAGAAATTGATGTAGCTGATAGACTGAGAACAAAACTTAGAGAAATATTAGAAGATAATAATTTAAATCTAGATGACTAATATATTAGTCATTTATGGCTTTTTGTCACAATTTTGGATAATATATGTGACATTTTAATAAAGGATAAGGGGTAAAAGTTACCACATTAATTAAATAGAAATGATAAAACTGAGTGCAAATTAAGTAAAATGCACGCAAAGTATGTAAATTAAGTATTAATCACCATAATTAACTAAAAATAATATGACTAAAGTAGAAAAATTAAAAAGAGACATAAGAATATTATGCGATGATGACCACGATCTTAATCTGATAACTAAGCTAATATGCAACAGCAGAATAAAGATGGAGCAAGAGTCTAACATGTTGAAGTGGGGCCACCCTATGACACCAAGAGAGAAAGCATTAAGCCTTAAGGAAGAAATGACTATGGTAATTGATGCAAGCTGGGAGGTAGCACAGCAGTGTATTATAATCTGTATAAAAGAGATAATGAACTACTGTGATGATGACTCTATTACATATTGGAATATAGTACTAGAGGAGGTAAAGTGGCTATAATGAATGACCCTATGGTCCAATTGTTAATAAAAACATTTGACCTAAAAGTACCTGCTACTAACATACTACAGATATCAAAGTACATATTTGATAATGGTTGTATTAAAATAAAAGAAGTAAAAGTGTTGGATAGTGAAATGAATTTCATTAGATTTGCTGACTTAAGCAAGCTTACTAATCATTTAGATAAGCACTATTGTGTATTCAATGACAGAGCAACAGATACAATCAAAGATAATAAAGAAGTTAGAAGCTGACGGATTTTATGTTATAAAATTATCAATGACTAACAAGCCAGGTATACCTGATCTGATAGCTATACCAAAGAACTCAGATGTTGAGTTTATAGAGGTTAAGCGTGACGGATGTAAACCTAGACCCTTACAAATTTATAGAATTAAAGAACTTCACAATCATGGAATCAAAGCGTATATACAAGACGGGAGTGGCAAGAGAGAAATTGATACTTGACAAGTATGATGAAATACAAAGTATGATGAACTCTGGATACAGCATAAAGAAAATATCTAAAGAATTAAAAATCAATAAGTTACTCATACATTTATTTTTCTCTATAAATAAAAGTGTCGCATCATTTGGGCACAAGGATCAGGCATACTTCACTGAAAATGAAATGTTAAAAGAAAAAGATTATTCATTTAAAAAATTAAGCAATGACGAAAAAGAAATCTATAACCAACGAGAAAAAGCTGGCGTGCTTGGTAGCTATTTTACCAGTGATGATGGACTTCATGGAGGACATCAAGGATGAGTACCCACATGTGTATAAAAGACAAGTAAAGAAGGCAGGAAATGATTTTATTGCAGAGGTAGATAAGATGGGATACTCACTTAACAAGAGAGTAGTCAATGAGTCTGACGATGATCTGATGGAGTTTTATACTGAGTTAGTTAACATGGGAATAATATTTAGAGAGTGGTTAGCAGACCTTTAAGGGCAGTATATTGTGCGGACATTAGAGTATCGCTAGTACCAATATCTAATACAAGCAGGTTGCATAAGGTGTATCGTAGTGTTGAGAAACAACCTATAACATTAGACCAAGACTTAAAACCACTGTTTATTAATACTATAGAGAAGATAGCAAACACGAAGGATATACACAAGTACAACATGACGTATGAAATAAAAAATGTATTTTTTTTATCTAATGTATGTTATAAGTATTAATTTATTTTTATATTTGCTGATCTTTATATTAAATAAAAAAACAGATGAGTATAGTAAACTACGTTAACAGCACAATGTCAGAGATTAATGATCTAACAGACAGTATTTACGAAGCTCTAATAGATGAGAATACCGATGAATTAAAATCAAATATTTTAAATTTAATTAAAGTCCTGAAGGACCTCCAGAAAACACATGAAGACTATTTATTATGACAGATCTATTGAATTATTTAATAGTGGTCAAACAAACAAGACAGAGATATCTAGGATAATCTGTAAAGAATTTGGACTTGAGTATAGCGACTCCATAAGAAAAAACGTCAATCTATATATTAACAATAGGGCACTGTATGAGGAATGTAATAATGTTGGAATTGATCCAGGATCTGTAAATTATTATTGGTACAAGGGAAAACAGTTCTCAATAAATGCATCCAATAAGATTGACCTTAATCAATTTCAAAATGATTTAATACAAGAGGTAAAGTCCTGGGCTCCTAGCTATAAGAAAATTAAAAGAGAGAAGATCAAGGACGGTCATTGCTTGGTGTTTGATCCAGCTGACATACACATAGGCAAGCTGTGTTCATCATTCGAAACTGGTGAGGAGTATAACTCTCAGATAGCAGTTAAAAGAGTTAAGGAAGGACTGACTGGCATATTGAATAAGTCTAGTGGTTTTAATATAGACAAGATTATATTCATTACTGGTAACGATATACTTCACATAGACAATCCAAGAAGACAGACAACATCAGGCACACCACAGGATACAGATGGTATGTGGTACGATAACTTTGTAACAGCAAAGAAGTTACTTGTAGACATCATTGAAACGCTTTGTCAGATAGCTGACGTAGAGGTTGTATACAATCCAAGTAACCATGACTTCATGTCTGGGTTTATGTTGTTGCAATGTGTTGAAGCTTGGTTTATTAAATCAAAAAATGTCACATTTAATAATGACATGAGCCACAGAAAGTATTCTGTGTATGGTGAGAATTTAATAGGGTCAACACACATGGATGGTGCTAAGATTTCTAATCTTCCACTACTTATGGCACATGAGTCTGGTGCGTCATGGCACGAGTGCAAACACAGATATATTTATGGGCATCATGTTCACCATAAATCTTCGAAAGATTTTATGTCAGTAAATGTAGAGACACTTAGAAGTCCCTCAGGAACAGACAGTTGGCACCATCGTTCTGGGTATCAGCATTCACCTCAAGCAGTTGAGGCATTTATACACCACAAGGAGCACGGTCAGGTAGCCAGACTTACCCACTTATTTTAATCGCAATCATAATAAAATCAACCTCATCAGTCTTCGGATTGTTGGGGTTTTTTTATGTAAAAAATCTTGAACAAACAAATGACAATAAATAAGCTTTACTGTACATTGTTAGAATTTTCCACCATAATCTGAATATAACCGATTTAGTGATGGAAATTTTCCACTATAAGTATATAAAGTGCATGAATTTTTCCAGAATATTCATGCAATAAGGTTGGTATAAGGTTGGTAAAAGGGTTGGTTATAATGTAACTTATAAGTAACAAATCACCTACAATTTGTAAAGTATATAACACATTACCCTTGTTTTGTATGTGTATTGTAACTATATTTGTGTATGGAAAGTATCACAGTAGAACAAATGTGTGCAGTAGTCGAGGACTATATATACAAAAAAAAGATGGTAAGGGTTCGTATTGAACTTGCTTACCATCCATTCTTTTTACAGCAACAGGTTGATATGTTGCACTGGTGTTATAACTTTGCCCTCATGGACTTAACTATTTGATCAGCTGTCTTACCAGCCTTTATCTCAAGTAGAGTACTGTTATCAACCTCACCAAGTGTATTGATTATTTTAACGTACTCTCTACCTTGACTTAATGTTAATCCACCCTTAGTATTTACCCAGTTTACATCGTCAGATATATATTGGTACTTCTTTTCAGATTTAATCATTCCCATCTCAAATGGACTTGGCTCACGCTTAAATTCTGTTTTGAACTCACTATATTTTTCATACTCAGATTCTGACATGGCGTTCTTCTTAACCATGTTAACAACCTTTGTAACGATCTGATCTGATTCTTTTGGAAGAATACCTGCGGCATATAATGCAGAGAACATAAGAGTATTTTTCATTAAGTCTTGCTCAACTGGTCTTATTTTCTTAGTAGTTATATTTCCTTTATACTCATCCTCAAACTCTCCAGTCATAGCTAAAGTATAGTCATAGTATATCTTTTTGTATAAGTCTGATGCAATTGAAACCATACCAAATCCATTAACAAGATCGTACTGACTTCCAACTTGAAAGGTACTCTTATCTTTTACTTTTTGTCTAAAGTCTTCCTCTTGATTTGGAGTCATTCGATCTTGATCCTTAAGTGCTCTTATTTCATTTTCTTGTTTAACAGACTCATCTAACTCAGCCTTAGTATCTCCAGTAACAAGAGATAAAAGGAAATCAGTTCCCATAGTAACGTATTGATCTGCCATCTGTACTGGAGATACAAGGTCAGTTATCATTGACTTAATTGGAAACTTAGATGCACTTATCCACCATTTTTTATCTTGATCTTTATCTTCATCATCATCATCACCTATAAACCCATTGATTACCATTTCAGCAGCCTTGTAGAATGAATAACCAATAGCAGCAGACATAGCTCTGTATGCAACCATTTCAGCAACCGTAGCTATAGCTGATTTAGCTGCTATTTTTTTATCTTGTTCGCTAGTTGTTTTAGATGCTAAATTTATTAAGTCTGAATTTAATCTAGCCTTTTGATTTAAAGCAAAAGAAGCAAATGGGAATAACACTTTTTTAGCTATTCTTTTAACTGATTCCTCAGATGTTAAGAACTCTCCGCCAAGCATTGGGTCAGATATATTTTGCTGTCTATCAACCATAGATTGAGCATAGTTTAATGCGTCTTGATTTGGTTCATGATTGGCCCAGTCTATAGACTTCTCTCCCATATACTGTAAGTAATAAGACTCGAAACCTGATCTTGCAATAAATACATCTGGTCTTGACAAGAAAAACTTTATATATAGCTGTTGTTTTTCTGCAATCCATTTTAATGAATCTTTAATCTTAGTTCCTTTAGCTTCCATTCTTCTGTCTATAGAATCTATAGTAGATAATGACTCGATGCCTCTATTTGATATTGGCATTCCAGTCTTATTAAGCCATTGATTGAATTCAACTCCAGCTACATTAAACTTACCAGTGTTTATAGCTGTACTTAGTGCAATAGGTATTGTTTGTTTTACTGACTGTAGTACACCACCTAGTGCCTTACCAACTCCAAGGCTCGCGGCAAAATTAAGCACAGTATCAACATCTTTATATAAATCTGTAGGAACGGTTATTTTACCTTTAGCTCTTCTTATGTATCTGTTTACTCTTATTTTAAGTGCATCTCTATCTTTAGCCGTAGGTATTAATTTATTTAATAGATCTGAATTTAAGAATCCATCAACTTGTCTTATTCCAGCGGCTGTATTGATATCAACTAATGCACCCTTCAATGAGTTTGAGTTGTTTGAATCAAAGTCAAGACTTACATATCTACCTTTCTCCATGTTAGTAGGTCTAGTTGATTCTATTAAAACACCTGTCTTATTCTTATCTGTTACTTTATCCATGCTTATTAAGAACGATGAATTACGCTCTAATAAGTTTTTATCAATTGATTCTGTCTTAAGTGTTTTGAATTGATCTGGAGTATAGTTTAAATCACTTCCAAGGTCATAATTATATACAGATAAACTTATATCAGCAAGATCTTTATATTGCTTAGACCACTCATTAATCCACCAATCTACAGCTTCTCTATTTTCTTTTGATGCTCTTGCGTTAATTATGTCTATGTCTCCAGTGCTTACGCCTAACTTATCAAATAATTTTTGATAAATTTCAGCCATAGCTTTTTGAGACTCATCTCCATAGTTACTTAAAACATCAATACTTTGTGTTATTAAATTAATCCTTCTATTTGTTTCGGCCTTCATTTCTGCTAATGATCCAGTAACATTTCTTTTTAAGAATGAAAGCATACCTCTTTCGTATACATTTTCAGGATTATGAAATGTTTTACTATTCTTTATGAATTTATCGTAGTATTCATTTATTATTTTGTTATGAATATTATTTGCTTTATTAACACCATTAATAATAATATTAAGTCCCATAGATTTCATTACACTTATTCCGCTTGTAACTCCACTAAACATCCTCTCTATCATAAGTGGTAGTGGAGTAAATTCTACAGAAGAGTATCTTCCTATTTTAGGGCTAAAGTAAAGCTTCAATGCTCTAGCTACTTTACCAGATTTTATTTCTTTCTTTAAACCAAGCTCTCCTTCGTATGTTGATAATGCACCCTCTAATTTACTAGTTATTCCATTGGTTATAAAGTTATCCATTGCCTCAACAATAAATATAGAATCTTTATTTGACATCTCTGATAGATCTACCTTTAGTAAATTCAATATTATAGCTCTATCTTTTTCATCTATTGCCATCTTCTCACCAGTAAGTGGATTTTCGTTTCTAGGATTGTATACAATATTTGTAATAATTGATGCCAATGATTCAAATCTTTTTGATAGATAAGCCTTCATGTACTTTTCTTTTTCTAGGCTATCCATTTTATATTCTGGATCTTTCATTGCGTTTACAATTTCTTGTATCTCTTTTGCTGTCATATCAGCAGATATAACTCCAGATTCTAATAGATCATTATTAGTAGCTAATAGCTCATCCTTTAATTTTTGTTCTTGTTTTTCAAGTACATCTTTAACAAAGTTTGATACAGTCTCTATGTTTGCAGCTTGTCTTAATACCATATCAAAACCTTTTGCAGAATCAGTATCAAAGTAATTCTCCTTATCAAGAGTGAACTTTTTTGCTCTTGAAGGAGCCACTGCATTCTTAACTATATCAGCCATAGCGATATACTCATCTATATTTTCAACCATAGATGGATCTATCTTTGTAAACTGATTAGCCATACCAATAACCTGTGCTTGGTTATCTGACTTCAACAATCGTCTGATCGCTCTTCTGTAAGAGAATGCTCTGTCTAATCTCTCTTGGTAGTCTGCTCTTTCAAATACTCTTGACGCATAGTCAATAAGTCTTTCAACCATAACTGGGTTGTCAAGGTTTACTTGACTAACTCTTTTGATGATTGTGACTGCTTGAGTAGCCTTCAATTTTCCAAGCTTAACCATTCCCTTGATGGCGTCACCTAATGACTTTCTTTTTGAGTTAAGGTCAGCCTTGGCCTCTCTAGCTGCCTTGGCTTCTTTTCTTAGTTGGTCCTTAAATGCAACTACCTCGTTCACAGTGACCATGTTAGGCTTAGGAGTTCCCATTATCTTAGCTACAGATGGTGCCTTCTTTAGTTTTTGATTTTTAGACTGCTTAAAGTCCCTTACCTTTTGCTCTCTATCTATGTCGTTTGCATCTTGATACCACTTTGACTTCTGTATGTAGTCTAGTGCATTCTGAGTAGCTTTAGCCCAAGTTGTTCCACGATCTAATGACTTCTTGAATACAGACTCAGACTCATTATCCATTCTTGTTTCTTGTGGAGTCTTTTGTAGTTTTATTACATTTTTCTCTTCTGTCTTTTTAAATTCAGATCCTTCATCAAAACGAACATACTGAAGGTCAACTGCCTCAAGATCTCCATTTGAATTTCTAACATAATTTCCAGTATGCGAGTCTCTTTCTTTTACTCCTATTTTTTTAAGATTGTTTTTTATTTCTATTATTCTATTTAAATCTTTTAATTGTTTATCGTCAAGATTATTTTTAAATTCATCTAATTCTTGTTCATTTAATATAGTTAATTGATCTTCTATAGAATCAGTAAAACGTATATTTTTATCAAGTGTTTTTGTTATATAGTTAATAAGCTTATTTAAAATTGCATTTAAATCTTCTTTAACATTTAACGAATCTCCTTTTTTAAGTATTGAATAATATAATGGTTCGGTTTCTTTTAAGCCACCTTCTCTGGATTCTGTTTTTATAACTTGCCCCGTGTAATCTTCTAGACCAAACATTCTCTTAGGAAGAATAACCTTACCTGTTGCATAAACTGGAATAACTCCTTCTATTTTTTTATTTACAAGATTATTTGAAAAATTACTAGGGTTTTTAGATATTCTTATAACTTTTCCAGCACCTATATCATAAATAGAAGCTTCTACTCCACCAGATACATATTCAGCATTCTTAATTCCTAGTTTGTCAAATATGTATTGATCAGCATCTGTTAATCTATCTTTTAGTGTTATTGATGGATTGTATTTTAGCTCTTTATATGTTGCATTTCTTTGTTCTGGATAAAAACTTTGTAGTCCTTCAGGCTTTAAATATTTATAATTTAATCTATCTAAAGTTTGATAATCATTCTGATCGTATGAGTATACATTATCATATACAGGATGTTTTTTACCTCTTATTGTAATATTTCCAACATAATTACCTAAAAATAATTGTCCTTTTGTAGTAGGTCTTAACCTAGGCTCGCTTTTAGATTCTGAATAATTTTTTAACTGTATTGGTGTAGTTGATTTAAAACCAAGGGTATAAACGTGTTTGCTTCCAATTTCAACAGACACTAAAGTTTCTACTTTATCATATCTTGATTTATCAGAATCTGAAGTCCAATTCCATCCAGCTTTCTTCTTGAATAAATTTGTTTTAATAATCTTTCCAATAGAACTTTCTTCAGGACTTGAAATATTTTCAGATATATTAAGGCTAGCTCTTCCTGTTTTTGGATCAATATTTATTTCTCCAGATGAAGCTACATATCCATTTACCGTGTCTTTATTTTCTAGATTTGATATATCAATATATACGCCTCCTTTTTTATATTTATGATCTCTTCCTAATTTATATAGGAAACTTTGTTTATCTTTTTGAGTTAATTTTTTACCAGTAGCTTCTTCATATCCATCCATATATCTTTCTGGTAATGGTAAAACAGATATAGGTTTATCTTGATCTATAGTTGTAGTTATTTCATTTCCAAATTTATATAATGGTAATTCTTCTTGTAAGGTCTTCTGCTGTTTTATTTTGGATGGTTGTTCAGTATCATCTATATCCTCATCCTCTACAGATTGACCTTCTTCAGATTGATTAATCTCGTAGTTAAACTTATTACCAGCCTCTTTCCACTTATCATATGTATAATTTGCGGCATCTTCATAACTGATTCCTTCAATTTTTGCTTGAACTCCTAATGTTTTGTATAAGTTTTTTTCGAAATACCAAAGAATAGCCTGAACATCTGCAATACTTAGATCATATTCCTGCTTATTTAATTTATTAACAGCGTCAGATATAGTGTCATACATAAATTGACGATCATTTTTAGTGAATGGAGCATCATTAAGATTTTCAAAAGCATTTTTGTATATTGTATTTGCTGCTTTCTCTACTTCAGTTCCATTCTTGTATCCTTTAGCGGCATATGAATCACGGTAAGACTTAGACGCTAATAGTGCTTCTTCATTACTCATAGATGGACTTTCAAGCAATATCTTAAATCTATCAAGACCAATAGCTTCACCTTTTTTAGTAAATCCACTTTTTAATTCAGGTATCAATGTACCTCTATATCTATTAAATGTTCTAGACCACCAACGATCTAAAGTTGGATATGATTCGTTTCCAGATAAATTAGAAAAGAACATGCCTAGTTTAGGTCCAAAAACAGATGCTGCGAATGGAGCCTTAAACGTAACTGGCCAATTGGTTGATAACGCTTCTAAACCTTCTTTCTTTCTCTCTTTATTTATCTCTTGAATAGATTTAACTTCCATCAAATTTTCTTTGATAGCGGCTACATCACCATTATAATCAATAAGTAATTCATTTATTCTTTTTAGATTTGCTTCAAAAGAAGCTACTCTTTGACCTGGAAGAGTGGTAGGCATTACTCCATTTTTCTTATAGTAATCATAAGCAGAAGCTGCTAATTTAAAATTACTCATTACTTTTTGCCCATCAGATGTAATTGCCACCAACATTGTAAACAAATCTCTTGCATTTTGATCTGTTTTCATTTCAGGGAAAATCTTAGACATTCTATCTAATGACTTTTGATACAACTCACCATACCAACCTTTACCACTTTTATCACCCATAATTTCGACAAAGTATTTTACTTCATCAACCATCCAGTTAGATATTTTTTTACGAGCTTCAGCAGAGTTATCTTTTTGAGCAATTGTACCGTATTTAGAACGTTGTCTAGCTTCAAGGGCTTCGCCAATTTTTCTAGTTATATTTTTTCCTTTTTTTAAACCAAACTTCTCTAGGGATTCATTTCCCTTCATGATTTCTGTGGCTTGCCTTCTAATTTTACCGTCACCTTCATTATCTCCTACAATCTCCTCACCAGTCCTAAGACTTGTAGCCATAGTATTAATAAAGTCAACGGCCTCTTGTGTAGTTGCTGTAGACTTCAATATTACAGGTAAGCGTAAGCTCTTAGCTATTCTATTAATTAGGTTTAAGAACTGATGCAGCTTTGTAGTTGTTAGTTCGGTCTCCGCTTCAGCCATAATAGAACCAAGTTCTGCTAGCATTTCCTCAGATTTTGTTGATTCAGTTATATAGTCAATATAATCAGCTGATTCTTTTGCATTCATAGCTAATTTTCCGTCAGCTATTCTTCTTTTATTTTCTAATATTATTTGTTCATCAATGTATTCAAGATCTTCAATTTTGTTAGAATCTAAATTATACATAGAAACAAAATCATCTAACTTAGCCTTAACATCTTTATCTAATACAATATTTTTAAGTCCATTAGCAAAATTAATAATAGTCTTAACCGATTTTCCAGACCTTAGTATTGCCTCATGGAATGCCTCATGCATTAATGTATTTTCCCTTGCGGTATTCATATTTATATGAATCTCTCCTGAAATATGAGACCCAGCTGAATTACCTATCTGTTTAGATACTTCTTCTAAAGATTTACCACTAGAATCTGCCAAGGCTTGATGCATCTCTGCTTCATTGTTATGAAGATATATCTTAACACCAGGCAAAGCTCTCATTACTAATGATACTGTTTTAGCTATCCTTTGTCTTATTGGTGTTTTTTGTCTTGATGCTACCTCTCTTGAATTTTCAGCAGTAACTAAGTTTTGCTTATAGTCTGCTTTATTAGTTTCAGACTTAGCTGTAGATTCCTTACTATTATTTTTAGTATCCTCTTGAGTACCAAATACATTTGGCATCCTGCCTTCCTTCAACGCCTTAGCAATTTCTTTAAACTGCTGTGGTGTAAACTGCATTGGATTCTCTCCTGTTGCACCAGTCTTAACATTCTCAAATGTACTCATGTCAAATAGAGACTCTTGACCAGACATTTTTCCAAACTCAATTGCTTGATCTCTAGATGATTCAGGTGCAAGTATGTTAAGGTCTATAGATACTTGATTACTATTAGGAAACTTATATATACCAACTTTTACTGTACCAAAATCTCCAATCTTATCAGCATGTTCTTCAACAAATTTAGATATCATCTCTGGAGTTATATCTTCTATTGTTGTATTCATACTAATTACAGGAACAACTAATCCAGGACCGTCATACTTCTTACCATCAAGATTAAATGTAGCTCCATCCTCTGACTCAATAGAAAGTGATTTCACTCTATCTACTTCTTCTGTAGTATTAGTAGAAATACTTTGCTTATCAATTTTTATTTCAGTTGTAGCTTCTAATAGAGGGCTTATTAATTTATCATACTTATTGTATATCTTATTATATTTAGCTAATACAGTTTTAGGCATTAGAGTTTTATCTAACTTTCCATCAACTTTATAGCTTTCTATTTTAGGTATAGCTTTAAGAAGCTCAGCTTGTTCTTCAGCTCTATATGTTGCTACTTCTTCTTGTACTTTGCTTGGGATAGTGCTATTGCCACTATCTGCTTCATTGACCTTGGCTTCCCGTTGTCCCCCTTCTGCATTCCCGTCTTTTTGTTGTCCTTCACCAGCTCCTTGATATTGGCTGACACCGCCTTCTGCTTGGCTACCTTGCTGTTGTTCTGTGGTTTTTTTAGTGGCATTGTTACTTATTGTTTTAAGTTGTTCATTTATCTCAGATACTCTATTTTTTTGAGCATCTACTAGAGAAGGATCTTTTCCTTCTATTTCTTTTTCTAATCTTTTTTTCTCAGCTATTAAATTAATAGACTCTATTTGTTGTTCAGAGGTAAGTCCATCAGGCATGTTTTGAATTATACCTGAAAATTCGTTCATTTTCTGAAGTTTTGCTTCAGCTTCAGATTTAGTTATTTTGCCTTTTAATATATCTGATTTTAAATTAGCTACAATTATTTTTTTAAATTCAGTATCGGTAGATATTTCATCAAGGAATTTTAAATCTTTCTCATCGTATAATGAAATATTTCCTGTAACAATTCCAGTTGAAACATTAGAAAATGTAGATATAGTAACACCACCTATAGCTTCCATTAAACCATCTTCCCATACCCTTGATGCTCCTTCAGCAAATGAATCTGGTGTATCAAAAGACTCACCTCCCGTTAAGTTTTTAGTTTTATCTTTATATTGATTGTATATTTCTTTTAAACCAATATCTAATACTAATGATTGAGTAGCACCAGTTTCAAATTCAGCAAGTGCACCATTAACTATTTTTATAGCTCCCTTTGCTATTACATTTTTAACTTCTTTATCTATTATTTGTTGAAGAACTTCTTTTTCAGCACCAGATGGCATTTTCTTTAATGATCTAGATATAACCCCTTTAAGTATTCCACTTGTTAATGATGATCCTTTAAGTGCGTTTTTCAATCCATAATTTTCAAGTACACCCATAAGCAATGCATATGGTATTGCTATTGAAGATCTATCTAATGCAGTAGTAGTTTTAAAATCTTCATCACCAAGCATTTCATCTTCTATAGAGCTATATGATTGTGATGCTAAAGCACCAAAGCTTGCGGCTGATGATCCAGTTAAGGAGGCTAACATTGCAGGTGCTGACTCAGCAACACCATATAATGCTTTCTCAAAAAAACCATTATCTTTTGAACTAATGTATTCTTTTGTTGTTTCGCTTCCTATTGTTCCTATGACAGCTTCTCTTCTCTTATCTTTTTCGCTTTTATATCTTTCGTTTCTTTTTATATTTTGAATATCTTCATAACTATATCCTTTATCTTTATAGTATTTTTCTTCTTCTGGAGATATAGATTCTTTAACTCCAAACGCAACATCATATCCAGATGATGACGCAGAAACCATTGGTTCAATTATTTTGACAGCACCAGTTAAAAATGAATTTACAATTGCACCTCCAAAAGAACCCATCTTTGCCTTTGAACTGATGTACTCACCAGCTAATATATTTATTTTTTTCTGTGATCCTTCTATGTTTTTAAATGAAGTAGATATATTATCTCTTCTTATTTCAAGTTGCTCTGCTTTATTTTCTAATATTTTTTTCTGCTTTTCAACCTCTTCTGTGGACATTGATGCATATGATTTATTAAAGTCAGATACCAATAATTCATATTGTTTTATATCTGTTTTTAATTTTTTTCCAGAATCAACTAAATCATTTAAATGAATATTATAATCCATAACCTGATTTTTAATTACTTCATCAGATAAGTATGTATCTATTTTACTTTTAACTTCTTTTTTAAGTTGTTTGTTTCCAGAATTTTCAGCTATATTAAGTTGTTCGTATAATGATTTTATTTTTTTATCATTTAAGTTATACTTCTTTTCTTTTTCTTGCTTATATATATTATAAATATTTCCTTTAGTTACAGGATATTCTCTTTCTCTTCTTCTAACCTCTTCATCCATTTCATCTATAGATAAAGACTTGAATATTTTTTTGTATTCTTCTGAATTGTAATACTTTTCCTTTTCTTCTCTCGTCTTTGAATTATCAGTAGGTATTGCTCTAGATATATTATATTTATCATTATATGACTCACCTATGGCGGAAACTTTTTTATCTATTACATTTAATAAATTGTATTTGCTTTTATTAGATGCATTTTGTTCAATAAAATTTCTAAGCTTTAATGCCTCTTCTGAATTCTTTTCATCAAATTCTACAGTTATTTCCTTACCATTTGCTGCTTTAACTCTTACTCTATCAATATTGAATAACCCTTCTTGTGAAAATTGGAAACCATAATCTCCATATTTATCTTCTAAAATCCTTACTGCTTCTTCTTCTGTTTTACCAGTAAGTGAAGAATTAATATCTACAAATTTTAATTTTAAGTCTTGTTTTTTATCAGATGATTTATCTTTATATTCAATATTTTTATTGTACCTACTATTTAATGCATTTATTGCATTTTCATCTAGAACAGTACTATACTCTGAAGCTCCTGGAATTAATCTCTTCCACTCACCATCATCTATTTTATATAAATTGTCTTTTTTTTCTTCACTATCGTCATAATTAGTAAATACCTGATCCATAGAGTCTAAGGATGCTTCTTTTTTGAAATATTTATTAAGTGACTTTAATCTATTTTGATCATCTATAGGTTTCCATTTCTGGTCTTTATTATATAAATCAATATCTGATTTTGGTTCAATTTTTCTATATATATTTTCTCCTCCTGGCTGAGTTAATGTTTCAAATTTTGGATCAGGAGCATCTACTTCAAACCAATGATTATCTATTATTTTATAAATCTTACCATCTTTACCAGGATATCCAGTATAAACACCTTCATTTTGAAGAAGATTATTATTTCTAGATTTTTCTTCTTCTTTCTGAGCTATATCTTCTCTTTGCATTTGTAATGCCTCTTCATGAATTGCTCTTGAATCACCAGTTCTATTGAAATCTGTGTTCTGAACCTCATCTATATAGTCATCCTTTCTATATTTTGGCTTAGCGTTTGTATTCTCTTCAGTAACATTGGCCCATCTATCTACTGACTTTTTGGCCTTAGAGTTTAATATCTCTACTCTCTGAGCTACATTACCATCTGTAAGAGGTACATATTTTCCACCAGATAGTTTATACCACTTGTTGCCTCTCTTCTTATATGTGCTACCATTATATGTATATATATCACCATCTCCTAAAGACTCCGAAGGCTGATCTCCCTGGTTGTCTGATATATCCGATGAAGTAGACGCTTCCTCTAATTGTGATTGTGATACCCCTTTTTTTTTTAATGAAGTACCGTAAAATTCTTCTGGAGATGGTATATTATTAGTACTTGATGGTTTTTTTTTACCATAAAATTCTGCTGGTGAAGGTATATTATTATCTGACATATTTAATTATTTATTTTGTAATTACAATGTTACCCTTTTTAACTTGTTCATTTATTTGAGCTGAAGTCCATCCGTTCTTAATAAATTCTGCCCTTGTACCTTTAGGAATTGCTCCATAGGCTTCTTTTACTAGATTTTGCCACTCATCTACTTTTCCAGAAGATCCATAATTAAATTCTTTAAATAGGTTTTCAACTTTAGTAACTACTTTACTAACTTTTTTACTACCTTTTTCTATTACTCCAAGACCTCCATCAACCCATTTAAATGTATACTCACCTCCTGTTAATTGTGACAATGCATTTACATCTCTAGACATCCAAGCTTTAAGTGCTTTTTTAGGCATTGATGGAACATCTTCAGTTTTATCTCCGCCGCCACCTCCGCCGCCGCCACCGCCACCGTAGTTAGGCTCGTCTATTGATACTTCATAATTTAAATTAGCTTTTATTTTATCTAAAACTATTTTTTCCGCTTCTAATCTTTGCTCTTCTGTTATTATTGGCTGGTATACTCCAGTATTATCTGGTGCATATCTTATTAGCTTTTTTTCTAAATTAGAATATAAATTATCAAGTTCTTCTTTAGTGTAGTCAGGTTTGCCTGATAATTTTCTTGCTCTTATATCAGTATCAGCCATAGATAAAACCATATTTTTTTTCTCATCTTCTGTCTCATAATAGTCATAATGATTAGTAGAGTAATGAGCTAATACTTGAGATACATATCTATCATTACTTAATACCCCTTGCTGCAAAGATATAATTGCTGAATTAACCGCATCCCTTTGAGTAGGATCTGATGTTGTTATATTTCCTTTTTCTATTTTTACATCTCCAAAATTTTTAGTCCCAGCTGCTATTATAGCATCAACATCTATTCTATTATCAAATAAATTATTAGGCAATGAAAATCTAACGCTAGGAGTCATGGTGCTTGGGTCTATACCTTGATCTGTTATCTTTGCGGTGTATGGTTTTCCAGTTAATGGATCAAAGAATACTTTTTTATCTTTTAAATTTCCTATTTCTGCATGTACTTGTGCCAATGTTTGCTCAAATTGAGATCCAGCTGGTAATTTACCATCTTCCCCTGGAGTTTGTCTTTTTAAGAATTCACTATTTGCAGCATCAAATGTTTTAGCTGAATTTGCAAGAGTGGACCATCCTTCATTGATGTTATTCATTCTATTTTTATATTCTTTAGGACTTAACTTACCAGCCTTTAATTCTTTATTCCACTGTGATATAAGTGTCCTCGCTCCATCTGCACCACTTAATACAAATTCATTTAGATTTTGATTAGTGAACAACTCTTGCTTATCCATTAAATAATTAGCATCAGTCATCATTTTATCTAATGAATCCCTTTGTGCTTGTCTATCAGATCCTATCTTATCAATTGTATCAATTAACCCATTAGTTAACTTTGCCCAATCTGGTAATTCTGTAGGAATGTATGTACTGTAGTCTTTATTTGCCATGTTATTCTTCTCCTTTACCTTGTAGTAATTTTAATACTGAAGCAATAGTCTCTGCACTAATTCCTCCTAATCCTGCTGATTTATTTTGATCATAAAGAAAGTCGGCTTTTGCTTGAGCTCTCTTAGTTGGATCTTTTATACTATATAAAGGAGCTAATTTAGAACCAGCTTTTATTGCTGATCCAGCAGAAGAAACTATTCCATTAATAGCTTGTGTTTTTCTACTTTGTGCCTCAGCTCTTCTTAACTCAGCATCCTGCTTAGCACCCATACCTATGTTAAACTCTCTCTCTGCTCTCCTTCCTTCAATTCCTTGACCTGCATTTGCTTCTTGAAGATTTCTTTCATATTGAGCATTTTGTGCAGTAGAAGCTAACTGTAAATCTTCTTGTACTCCAGCCTGAGCAACTTGACCAACACCACCAATTGCAGCCTCAGCACCAACTCCTTGTATAACCTTAAGTTCTTGAGTGTCTCTCTGTGCTGATGCTTGTTGAGCTAGATCAAATCCAAGTGTTGGTACCTGTACGGCTTTAAATTGATTTTGCTCTTTAATACCATTAAGGTACTCAGATGCTTTTTGGGATGCTTTTTGAGCTATACCCATTTTTTTGTTTGCTGTGATAGCTTGAGCGGCACTAAGACCTAAACCCCCTAAAGCCACAATGGCTGATGTTACTGCTGGCATTTTATATTATTTTTATCATTTCCGTACAATGCGTACTACCCTCAACAAAACCACAACTCTTATATCTTTCAATAAGACTTTGGCTCTTTAAAGATGTGTATATATACTTACAGTTATTAACATCTTTTGTAATATCTATAAGTGAATTAATTAAAAACTCAATAGCTTCCTTCCTGTCACTCTCTCTGTAGTTAAAGTCAGAAACTATAAACTCAATCCAAGCTGTTTTTGAATTTGTAAAGTATACAAATCCAGCACATACTTCTCTGCCATTACTTGATACCATTAAACCACCTAAACCATCTTGAGGTAGCATATCTTTTGGAGGTGCTGTCCATCTCCAATCCTTCCACCACTTAGATAGTTTGTCGTAATCTTCTTCGATTAAGAATCGCACTTCCATAATACAAATTTAAGGAAAACTTTTGAATACAGATGCCTGTACATCAAATAATTCAATAAACTCTGAATTATCATTTGTAAGTGTTATATCCATGAAGTATCCTCTAAGTCCATATGACTCTGATATAGTATTTTTAACACACACTAAATGCACTCCAGCAGGTGCTGAAATATTAGTCTGGAAGTTCAATACTCCATAACCAAACAGAATACCTGGAATAAAATCAATAGCCCTACCAATATAAGTCATGGCTCCAGATAATTGTGATGGATTAGATAATGAACTAGCCATAGCATATATATAGTCACCGTTATTTATATTTGGCTGAGTATCAATACCTTGTCCAAGTATACTTACTTGATTTGCCACGGCTGATGCAGCTGTAACTCCAACTCCTTGAATGTATATAGACCTTCCGTCTATTTGTGATATATTAGTTATAGCATTAGGATTAGATGTTATCAAGTCATAGTTTCTAATAAAAGAAAATAATTGACCTTCCTTTAATGAATACCACGAACTATCTATTGCACCTGCTTGCAAGTCTGTTTGTAAACTTGTATCCCAAGCATCAGTACCATTTAATGATACAGTCTTATACATTTTTATGGATATTGGGTCCTCATTAAATATGGTCCTTACCATACATCCATATTTTACACCGTAAAATGTTGTTCTATTATAAGATACAGATTCGTCATTATGTAAATATAGGTCTCCATTCTTAAATGAATACATTGAATTATTTACATGAATCATCCAATCTGGCACATATGACCAAAATGAAGTCCATCCTTCAACATATTCAGAATATGATATAGTTTTAACGCTCATAGTACAAATTTACGAAAATTAGATCAAACAACTATTGATAGATTTTAATATGTGATAGTACATGTATGAACACCTATTATTTAACACATTATCATCAACCTCATATGGGTATGAATCCATGTACTTGGCCTTATAAAACATACCAAGTTTGTCATTCATTACTCCAGCATTATGAAAGAAATTAACTTCTTTCCATCTAGATGGTGAGCACGTAGCCCAGCAAAAATCAAACTCCTTTGGAACGATTACATTATGACCTAACTTCCATCCTACCCACAACTCTGCCCACATGCTTGCTGTCCAAGACTGTATTCCGTTAGGGTCGTTTTCTTTTTTAATATGCTGTTTATTGATAAGTACGTTGAATAACTTTATTGAATAGTCCTCAACCATTTCCCAATAGGTGTGATCTATATTCTTAAATAACTTCTGTGCCCCTCCGCTATTATTTTGATTTTGTTTTACAATAGACTTATCTATCCCAATAACTTCACACATCGCATCTAAGACCTCTTCTCCCTTGCTAACTATATAATCATGCCCTATGTATGATATAGTGTCTGAGAAGTACCAATTATCATCACTAATGAACTTTGTGAAGTTCATATACTTTGTGAATAAGAAGTCAGCGTCATGAAAGAATATAGCATCATCCTTAAGATATGGATGAGCCTTAAAGTGTTTTTTAAGCAGGTGTCCTTGTATAGCTGGTATGTAATTACATTCACCCATAGTGTCTTCATAGAAAAAGAATCTAACATACGGGAACCTTCTCTGAAGTTTAAGCCAAGATTCTGGTATATCTCCTTGATATCCAGCCACTACGTCTATGTAGTTTCCATTATATCCAAGACCTAAAAAATTATGTAGGTACACCTCAACCTGCCAAGCATAATAATCAATCGCTGGCTGTGCTGATAAAAAACGTAGTTGACGCATTAACAGTTTTTAAAGTTTCCAGTCCAAGCTGAACCGTCCCATTCATATGCAGTAGACACGTCATATTTCATATAATAATTAGCTGGAGCTAAGTCGCTTGAGAATTCGTTTGAGTATATATTATAACCTATCTCTCCAAGTGGTCCATCAACATAAAATGTGTTAATGTCAGCACCACAAACCAGTGCAAATGAACTATCCTTACACAACACCTGGAATTTAGGTGAAATAGTTGTAGTGCTTGTTGTTGTAGTACTTGTAGTTGTTGTCGTTGTAGTGCTTGTAGTAGTTGTCGTTGTAGTTCCAACACAGTCAAAGCAATTGTTAAATTGAAAGTATATCTCACCATCTGGTGAACCAGGTGACGCACTAGACAATAACTCATAACAATTACCCATGCTATCTTTTACTATAGTTCCTATCTCTATCTCAGTAAAGTTATTGTAAGAAAGAAGATAAACTGGCCCAGGATTATTACACATCTCTGCGTTATAATAATATGTAGGTACGGTAGTTGTGCTGGTAGTAGTTGTAACAACAATACAGTCATTTGAACGTAGCACTTGACCTGTATCTGCTATATTTATAGCATAATTTGAATCAACCCAGTACCACATAAAACCACCATTAAATAAATGAGCACCCATAGAGTCAGTATACACAAAATCATTTATGGCTGGTGTGTAGTCAGGTCCACTATGATATAATGTAATCATATCTTCTCCTCCAGCATTACAACAAGTATAGTCAGATGAATTACCATGTGTATTTATATTAAATGGTGTTATCGTTGGACTTAATGTTGTAGTAGTTGTAGTAGTTGTAGTTGTTGTGCCTGTACATGTGGTACAGTCAGCATATATTGTTACTGGATCATACATAAAATAATATGGAAAAGAAGCAGATGCTGTACCAGTTACTCTCCAGCAGTTTCCATCTTCACTTCTAACAATATCACCTGCAATTATAGTAGTTGATGTAGTGTCTAAAAGAACTACACTTACAGTTGAATCTGAACACAATGATGCATTGTAATAGTCTCCAATCGGAAGTGTTGTGGTTGTTGTTGTAGTGGTGGTAGTTGTACTTCCAGGACATACATATGTTTGATTTACATACCCATTTGAGTCCACCTTAATTACGTAGTCAGATTTGTCTATGTAGTACCATCTATTACCCCCACTAAGTATATTATTACCCTCATGGTCCATAAAAATTCTATCTCCAACATTAGGTATACTTGACTTACCAGAAAAATACAGCAATGTAAAGCTAGCTGTTATTGAGCAACAGTCTGACTGTAAGTCTTTAAACTGCTCAACGTCAATAAGTACTGGGTTTAAATTACTTTCTTGACCTATGAATACATTTATAGTTCTATAACCATCTCCAAAACAATTTGATGCTTTTACAAGGAATGAAAAACTAGTTGCCTCATTTACACTTCCATTAAGAACTCCATTATTAAAAGATAATCCAACTGGAAATATATTAGTATCACATACTCCATTTGCAGTTACGCTACCAAATCCTCTAGTTATTACTGGAATTGATGTAGAGCATACGGTTCTTTGTACATTTGCCGATACTGTTGTTTCAACTAAATTTCCATCACAATCTGTAAACTCAAATAATGTAGACGATGATCCACCATCAAGTACATAAGATAAACATGTAGATATAATGGTCCATGATGTAGGGTTTCCAGTAGAACTTAATGACACATATACAGGATTACCAATATTAAAGAATATATCCTCTTGATATATAAATGGAGGTGCTGGTTCATAGCAATTGCAATTGCTAACTGAACTTACTAATCCATTTTCATCTATAAGTAAATATGTAGATGGATGTGAACAGTACACAGAGTCTACTATGTGAAGAGTATTATTACCATTATAGACAACAGATCCATCAGCAATTGTATATATTATATCTCCACTAGTTGGCAACAAATTACTTCCGTTATGATAGTATAATTCGGTAGGACATTGAGCACAAACATCAGACTCAACTCCATCAGCTATGTCTATATAGAATTCATTTAGATATGTCTTTATTGTATTAATTATCCATACTGAATCAACAAGTGGAGACGATACAATTATGCTAGCCTTGTCATAGTCACCACCAGATAAAAACTTTATAAATTTTAAACTACCCATTCCATTATTTACTGTTCCATCATATGGAAACTGTAAACCTATATCTTCTGGACTTACTCCATTAGCTATTAGGTCATCATAATTAGATAAAGTATTAAGTCCTACATACTTGGAGTCAGATACTACTGTATCACCCCACTTTATTTGAAATCTAACTGGTTGATTTATAGCATTATAATTTATTCCAGTTATACCTATTCCCGTGCCTAAATCAAAATTAATATATCTATCACTTGCTTGTCCTCTATATGATATAGTTCCGCCATCTGCACTATCTGTATAGTCCCAAAGCAAGTATAAATATTCATAGTTATTAGGGTTCTCAAATAAAAATGTACCCTCGTATATACCACCACTTAATGTTACTGGTATGTCTGTAGATAACGCAAGTATTGTACTCTTGTCTGACTCTGTATACTCAATATCAGATACTAGATATTTTAACTTATTATTTAATGTTGGAGATAGATTTCTATAATCGGTTGATGGATCACCAGCCTTTACTGTAACCATAGATCCGTTATACGGCATGTAGTCTATGCCACCAACACCAGTCAATGAATCAAATAATACTATAGCATTGTCACCTAGTATAACATTATTAATATCATACTGATCGCTGCCTGTATACTCGAATGATTGATTTGTTTTCATATTTAAATAATTACAGGCGTTACTGATACTGGACTCACTGTACCTTGATTAAGAGTAAATACCTTGGTGCCTCCACAATAAGTTACTACAAATTTAATACTTCTTGGTAAATTATTAACATTACCAGCAACATTTGCATAAATTAACTGATTATAAGATCCACTTAAAGTAATCAAATTTACCCAGTTTGTTCCATATCCATTGTCTTGAACTGCTATTGTCCATGACGGTTGGTTAGACTCAATTGCAAATAAAAATGCACTTAGTCCTCCTGGAGCACTATTTATTATCCTTTGAGTTGGAGTTATAGATAGCTCGCAAGGAAGGGTAGATGTTTCATTTACAGAAAGAACATATGATCTATTATATGGATCATACGCACCAAGCTTTTGTTTATTTGGATTGTCTCTCATTAAATCTCTAAAATAATCTTTCATTCCATTGGCAGATATCTCTTCTAGTCTATCTCCAGTAAGTTTTAAAACTACACCTCTCTTAGCATCTGTAAAGTAAATATCATTACTCCATATAGCCATACTTTCAGGATTACTGCTTATTCCATATTCACCTGGAAATGCAATTTGATTTCCTAACACTTCTGGTATAGATGCTACCTGACCTCCACCTAATGCATCGACCAATAAATTCTTACCGTATAATACAGAAGTAACTTTGTCTTGATGAAACACGAGTAAATCAGTGTCTCTAGCATGCATTTTTTGCACTGGACCATATTCTTTATCTAAATTTTTAAAGTTAGCTAATGATAAATTAAATTCATTTAATCTATTAACTGATGAGCTTCCGCTGTATAGACCACTATATGCTAATGAAGCAAACTTACTTTCTTGTTTATAATCTTCTATAACTGTTAATACTCTAGTGCTATACTCCATTGTTGCATTTGCATAGTCATCCTTTATTCTATAAGACTCAAGCCCAGTACCAAAACAAAATGCGTTGTAGTTACTATTCTTTGACTCTGGATGATTTATGTGAATTATTGCTCCATTAGTTACTGACGTTTGATCTTGCTCTCCAAAAGCATAAGCTACAGATCCAGGTATTGTAGGCCCACCAGGGAATGCAAATAAACTAACACATACTTCATATCTATTTGGAACAAAAGTAACATACATAGCACCAGCAAATACACCAGGTGACTTTACATATATAGTTTCTCCTTGTGTAAAATAATGAGGATATTTTTTTGAAGTCTGTGTTAAACGTGTACCTAGTCCAGAAGACATTGGAGCTTTTGTATCATATTGCCATCTAGAAATATGTCTTCCATTTATAATTGGATAGGTGTAACTTAACTCGTGGTATATATCTGCATCATTTTCTTTCGGTATAGTTTCACATACTACTATTTTATTTGGAGGAGATTGATCTATGGTTAAAGAAACTCTAATTACATTTTGTTTATTTTGACCATCTCTTCCTCCAAATCCACGAATAAACATTTTTGTATTAAATCCATTATATAGGTTATATACATAGTTTGTAGGACTAGCATTTCCAGCAGTTGGATAATAATTTGATACATTTGAACTTACGCCAGCAGGAGCCTGTCCAACTCCAACGGTATTTCTAAACCATATACCTTTTGAAAATATATTAACTCCATTTTGATTATTCTGTATAAAGTTTAAAAACTCAAGAGACTCAACAAACCACTCTTCAATATTTTTATAATAATATTGAGATACAAATGATTGCACAGTTACATATGGACTTGAATTATATCTATCTTCTACTATTTGTATTTTTATAACAGCACCAGGAAATATGGCACCATTATAATCTCCATTTACAATTGCAAAACCACCTGTTTTACCCCAATCTGTATCAAGCAACCCACAATTATTAGTAGCTCCTGGAAAATAATTATCACCATTTTTAGATCTACAGCTAATTTTAAATTTATCCCCTATTGATAATGATATAGTACTTCCCCATTTTATTACAAAAGCTAAATCAGATGCACCATTTGCAGATCCATTTATTCCTAAAGGAAGTTTTATAAAATCTATTGCATTTGGAACTATTGGTATATCAACAATTTGCCATCCAGATTGCCCCGTTAAATCAGAAGTATAATTATATGTATTATTAGATCTTATCTCAATAGTATATCTTAAATCTTTAAATCCAAAATACTGTCCTTTATATCCATTATATGATGTAGATCCAATATTAAATACATTTGTAAAATTTATAGATATAGCATTTTGATTACTAGTTGAAGACCCATAAAATATAGGCGAGGATATGTAAGAAGGCCATGGATTTAACCAAGTTGGTGGATTTGCTGTTCCATATGTATTTTGTAATACTGGAACAGTTAACCCAACAGCTGAACCATTATTACTAGGATTATTTATACCTTGATTAGTATAAGATATATTTTGAATTGTAGATGCATTTAAAAATGTATCTGAATACTCTACTTTTATTTTAAAATATAATCCTTCTAATGCATTTGTTATAAATCCAGCTGACTTTAATTCAAACTCAAGTATTTTAAATTGTTTATTAATATGAGTAGGCCCATTATTTGCAGTTTTAAATATAATATAATCACCTACACTAAATTTATCTCTATCAGATTCATTTATAAGAAAATACCTAAACGGTCCACTTGCGTAGAATCCTTTTGGAAATATATTATAGTATGTTTGTTTTGCTTGTTTGACTACTAATCTATAGTTAGTTGCCCAAGCTGGAGGTGAGTTTTTTATGTTTACTGTTAAACTATTAGCAGTATCAGAATTAGTAGGTGGTATATATACAGAACTGCTTAATGAATTAATAGCATTGCTTCTATTAGTAGTTAATACAGTTGTAAGTCTGCCGTAATCATCTCCATATACAATTCCAACCTCATAGTCTCTATCGCTTCTAAATGTTTGCTTAGGATTTAATGCATTATTTACTGGATATGATACAAATCCTACGGTATAATCAATATTAATATTAGCACCGTCAGAAGATGAAATATTTCTAAATTGTAAATAATTTCCATATATAAGTCTATTTCCTATTAAATCTTGTGCCTTTGCTTTTAAAGGAACATTATCAAATAATCTAGTTACTTGATCGTTAGACAATGGAGTATATGTTTTATTATTTCTAAATGTAAATGAATATGTATTATTATTTAGTATAAATAAATCAGATTTATTGAATGAGTCTATAATCATAACATTTAAGCTACGAGTATCTCTAACTAATAGCTGTATTTCTTTAACAAATTCATTTCCAGTCTCAAATGTTATATCTGCTTTATTATATATATTAAGCATTGATTTATTGTCACCTGTCTCATAATCTAAATTTAAAGGACCTGCTTGAAAAGCAACAGCTGAAAAGGGAGCCATAGAACTATACTCATTATCAATGTACTTATATCTATAGCTAAAGTATAAAAACTTTTCTTCTAGATTATTGGACAATATAGCTGGGTCTTTAGATAAAAGTATATACGGTGCATTTAGTGGAGGCCTAAGTACCACGTCAATATCTCTAGTTATTCTAGGATCATTTAAACCATATGACTTACATCTACCAATATTTATACGTCTAGGTGGATTATAGTTATCAGTCCAAAATAAATATGTATTACCGTTTCCGCCCTCTAAGTAGTTTACACCAGTTATAATATATTGACTGCTAAAGTTAAGAGTTCCATTTGTACACTCAAGTACTCTTGTTGATTGACCTGTAGATACATTGTACTCTATAATTGCATCTAAATTATTTGAGGTTACAAACCAATACATTAAGTTTTTAGCCTCATATGATACAGCACCAATAGTCTTTGCGTTTATTGGAGTCGTTGATAATATAGAGGCAATGGAAAGTTTTTTAGTATTTCCAAGAGAATTCTGAACTGATCCAATATTTGATCCAGATGAGGTATCTAAAGTTACATTTAATGCATCTCTATACTCTCCGTCAGGAAGAAGCCTCTCGTCAATATCTTGATTCATTTTACCAGCGACAAACATTTTGATTGTCGTGGAATCTAGTTGCTCAGCCATAATTATTTAATCCATTTATCCTTACCCCTTAAGCTCATAAGAAGACGTGATGGGTGTAAGTTGCTTAATCTTATTTTAGTATTTCTAAGAGCGGCTGTCTTTTCTTTCTTAACTCTAGCTATTGCATACTCTTGCACTCCATACTTATTATTAAGTATAGCGTACTTTAAGTATGAGTATATGTACTCCTCAGCTAACTTGTTGATAGTTATTTTAGTTTCGTCTCCATTCTCCATTCCGTCAGAGACATACTCTAGAACTATGAATGAATTCTCAACTCCAGTAGAAAAATCAATGACGCCTGCCACCTTGTTGATTGTGAACTTTGGGTTTACGTTTGAATCTTCTGGACTCATACCGTATCTTTGGCCAATAGAATAACTAAAAAACCAGTCTCCATTGTAGTTCCAACCGTAGTTGTTGTGATATAAACCACCACCTGTATATAATTGCTTTTCTTGTCTTAGTATATCTAACTTTGACTCAGATATAACTACCGATCCATTTGAATCAAATACTATATCTAAGTTATTATCTTGCAAGTATGCCGTAGCAGTCATAGCGGTTCTATTTTCAACCAATGGTATAAGAACATTATTTCTTAACATTGATATACGAACATAGTTTACATAGTCTGGAGGAAGTATCATTTTAAGCTCATCACCGATCTCTAACTCTAGTGCCCTTATGTTTCTTAGTGCATCATAGTTTAGTTCTTGTATGGCTCTCTTAGCGTGAAATAATATAGTATATCTATCAACATTATTTACTAGCTTATCATTTCCAACATACATCAACATAAAGTTGTTCACTAGGTCATACAGACTTACATATTGATAAGAACCCCAGTTAGTATCCTCTGGGATATTACCGTTATTTGTGTAGTACTGATAGTTATTTATATATGACATGTGTTATTGGTTTTGTTGAGCGTCTTGAAGTTCTTCTGTTTTTGCTGCTGATACTACATAATTATCTCTAATAGATATTCCAGCGTACTCAAGTATCTTTATAACTAAGTTAGGTAGATCGCTCTCTGGTAACTCAAAGTCTTGATATGAAGGTGAACTAGGATCAAAGAATGCCTCTCCATTTGGAGTTGTTGCATATGTCCATACAGGAACCTTAGGAAATCTTATATATCGTATCTGTACATTAGTTGTTATTGATGTAGGATATATATTAACGTATTGATTATTTCCATATCCCTCTGTCAATGTATATGCTGGATAGTTTACAGTAGGAGCAGTCATGTTAGAGTTAAGCAAGTTAGTTAACTTCTGATGTTCAACTCTTTCTATCTCTTTATTGTTATTATACAATAACTTTTCAATGAAGAAATAATTACCAGGAATGTAAAACTGACCTGGACCAGCTGTATTTAATACAGAGAATACTGAAAAGTTATCTATAACCTCAGCATTATTTTGTACAATATTAGAGTATCCCTCACCATGCATTCTAGCATTTTGTTTAACCATAGCATTGCTATAGTTATACATGTACTGTTCAAATATTTCTAACTGTGCTTGTCTTGCAAATAGATTGAACTCTAGGGGTGTTATATATCCCCTATTGTCTTTGCTAATTATAGATAGTACGGTATTTCTAACTTCGTTGATCATCTTTGATGCTTTTTACAAAGATAAATAAAAAAAGGCACTTAATCTAAGTGCCCTTTCATGTTCAAATTAATCAATGCTATTATGAAATAGCTACAGAAGTAATTAATTGTTGAGTTGCTCCTACCATTGGTAAAGCTGGAGTAATAACTGCATCTGGATTAGATGAAGAGCTATTAGCATTAGCTAAAGCATTAACAACTGCATAGTGAGATGCATAAGTAGCATCAGCAGTAGTAAATGTAATAGTAATTACATCAGCAGTTGCAACTCCTCCAATAGCGATAAGCAATAATGTAGCTGTAGTCGGCATTGTAATTAAATAATCTGCATTAGCAGAGATTAAAGCTTTTGGAAGTGCATCAGCAGCTCCAATAGTAAATTGTAAAAATTTTCTGTTCATTTTAAAATGTTTAATAGTTAATAACTATGCAAATATACTAATTTTCGGAAAAAGTATTTTCTAAAAATTTATATAAATCCATTCCCTCATCTGATTGAAGATAAGATGATAATACATATAATGGATCATCACCATAAGGAATAGTTAAAAGTTTCTTTTTATTATCTTTTAAATTAAAGAATATTTCTTTCTTGTTATTTCTATATGATAAGTAACCATCAGCAATAGCTCTAGCGGCTATATTGTTCATTTTTAATGATGGATCATTAATAGCTTCCATAAAATCTTGAGGATATCTCTTTGCAAATAACATCACATCTCTCTTTAATTCAGCGGTCTTCATTGAATCTACATTTGCACCCATTAATAATCTTGCAACTGATTCAAGTGTTGAAATATCTAAATCTCTTGCTGCTAATTGAGCATCAAGTTGATCGTACAACATTATCATATCTTCTTGTGCATCTTTTTCATTATCGAATTCATAAAATTCATTACCATTATTTGGATGATAATGTAAGAACTCTTGAAGTACAGGATTATTTTTTGGAACATTTAATACCCCATCCTCAAAAACAATAGGCTCCAAAATAACATTTGCATCTTGTTCTTCTTGAAATGGTGTATTAGAATTTCTTGCATACCGAAGTGCATGATTAGAGTTTGTCTCTTCATTATAGTAAAGCAATCTCTTTCTTGGTGTGTCTTTTGATGCTATATAATAGCTTAGTGGAGAAGCTTCTCCTCTTAATAAATAAATCCTATCCTTAGAATCTAATTTTACTCTTTTGATTTTTTCCATTTTATATAATTTAAATTAAAATTAAAAATAAAGAGGGAGACATTATATCCCCCTCTATATCAATTATTCTTATCCTTTAAAGATAAAGAAGTTATTTGCACCTAATGTACATAAAGCTCTTTCAGACAAGAAGTTAACCTCCATTGCATCTAAATCACTTGTTTGTGCACCACCTGCTGAACCTGTAATCCAAGTCTTGTAACGTCTGTCTTCAGTTTCTGAAGCACGGTAACGAACGTGTAAGAACGGTCTACGAGCATTTTTACCTAATACTTGATCGTATACACTCATTGTTCCAGCTGGAACTAATACACCGTTAACTGCACCACCAACTAAACCACCTCTAAGTGTAGCATCGTTTAAGTACTTCCAATCAGTCTTGTAGAATTCGTATCCACGCTTAAATCCAGAGAAACCTAAGTTAAGTGCCATCTCTTCTGAGTTGTCGAACAATCCGTAAGAAGTTCCACCAGCTCCGTAAGAGTTTTGAGCAGCTAACATATCATCGATATCAAAAGAGAATTGACGATTCAAGAACAATGCGTTTTCAGCGATAGCTCCTTGCTTGTCAAGACGTTGTACGATTGTATCAAAGTCACCCAATGAAGATGGAGTACCACCTGACCATACGTTACCACGAGTTTCAATAGCATTGAACATACCTTCTGTACCAGCAGCAGTTGTACCAGCTCCAGATCCAGGGGCAGCATTAGTAGACTTAGATAATTCAGCCAATGCTCCAGAAGCTGTAGCAGCAGGAGTACCTTCAACCATAGCCATCTCTAAATAATCTTCAAAACGAAGACGAGTTTCGTGCTCTGACTTAATATACCATAAGTATCCAGTAGCTCCATTTTCAGTAGTTACCTCAACCCATCCAACTTGTGCCATATCTGAACCAGATACAGTATACTTGTCCTTAATGATAATTGGTTTGTTACTAAAGAATAAATCTTGAGCTTCGTTAGATCCAACCATACCAGCAGTACCCTTAGAAAATTCAGAACCGTAAACAAATACAGTACATAAATTAGTAGTAGATGAACCAGCAACGATATTTTGAGCAGCTTCATAATAAGCAACTGTAAATGTACTTCCGTTAGTAGCTACTGCAGTAATAACACCTTTATTTGATGCAGTACCAGCGTTCTGAGAAATAAATACAGTTTGACCAACTCTAAAGTTACAAATAACACCTGATTGCATACTATAAACTACAGGTGTACCAATAGCACCTGCTGCTTGAGCAGTAAACACATCTGTGTATTTTGTATGTAAACGACCTTGTTCTGCCCACTTGATCATGTCAGAGTTAGAAGGAAGTTCTGCACCTACCATACGTAAGAAAGATGCAATTGATCTATTACCGTAACGCTCAAATTCTTGCTCATATGTATCTGGAAGATACTGATTCAAGAAGTTAAAGTTTGTAATATAATTTGTAGGCAATGTTGCCTTTACTGAGCTAGGTGTAATTGCTACACCTGGGCTCGTTGATAATGTACCAGCCATTTTTTTAAGTTTTTAAATTGTTTAACGTTTTTTTATTACTAATCTGCTTCCACGCTCTTGATCTAAAACTCTAACCTGCATTCCAGTACTAGGAGTAATTTGAGTAGTTTGTCTAGTCATGTCAATATTCTTTGATTCCCTAGATACACCATCAATTGCTTCTGACTTACCTTGCTCATAAAAGAACTTAGCAAATTTTTCTGGATTTGAGGCTACAGATATAGCACGGTGAAAGGACTCAGCATCAGCAAGGTAACCATCATCATTTAAAAACTTCGATACGAAGCTATTTAAATTTGCTTGTTCCTGCAATAAGGTTTTTGATTCAGCTGGTTTATATACTAACTTTTTGTTCTCATCAATATTAAATCCGAAACCTTCGAACTTATCAGAGAACAATTCATTTGTTTTATCAGCGAAGTATCTAGACCTCTTCTGTTGCTCTTCATCGTTGAGAGAGGAAGACTCTCTATATTTCTTGTAAGCATCATAATTATCTCTTTCTTCTTGTGGAACAAAAGAATCCCTTGACTCAAGTGGAACTTTGTACTGTTCTTTCAATTCGTTGAAATACTTCTTAGCTTTAGCAAGCTCTTTTTTCTTTGCTATTTGTTTTTTCTTGATATCTTTTTCATCATCAAAATCTGAATCATATGAAAAATTGCTTTCTATATCAAATCTAATATCTTCAGAATCTAAATCCGCATTTTGATTCTTATAATATTCAAACAACAAAGAGTCTGGTTCTTCAGCATCATAATCCTTATTCAATTGAATAAAGTCTTGGATGCTTCTTCCAGTTTCTTTTTTATATTTTAAAAAGGTAGATACATCTTCAGGTAACTCTTCGTTATCCCTACGTTGATCTGCCAATTCGTCTAGCGATGTAATCTCTCGATTCCATCTTTTACCAAGATATGAAAGAACTTTATTATCATCCATTTCTTCAACAGTATTTTCTTCTACTGCTGGTTGTAAGTTTGAAGTATCAATAGTCTCAGCTTCTGAGGTACCGTTTAATTTTTCCTCATGCTCCTTTAGCAATTGATTCTCAATTTCAACGACACCTTTTTCTTCGAACTCTACCGCTCTTACTTTAAATTCTCCTTCCATTTTATTTAATTTAATTTTTACAAAGTTATATATTATTTACATATATTTATTTAGGTCCAAATGACTCTAAATCAAATCCATCCAATGAGTCATCTGTACTCTCGAAATTCAAAGGAGGTAAATTATTTTTTCTTTGGTTGATTAAGTCTGACTGTCTAGTAGCTTGTAAGTCAACTCTATTATCTTTTGCCTTTTCTTTTTCTTTCTCTCTAGTCATCAACTGATCAGACTCTATTCCCTTTAACTGCATGTTGTAGTCAAACTCTATAGCCATCAACTCCTTCTTTAAGTTAGCCTCAGCTTGCATTTGCTGTATAGCATACATAGCCTCTGCCTCTTTAATTTGTATCTTAGACTGAGATTCCATTTGAAGTAATTGAGCCTTAGATTCAGATGCTGCTTGTTGAGACTGCATGTTTGTCTGCATCTGCATTTGATACTCCATCTGCTTATCTGCTTGCTGTTTCTCCATTCTCTTACGTCTCTTAACCTTAAGTAACTCGTTACCAAGTTTAATGTTCTTGATATTTCTTATGTCAATAGCATCCTCAAGATCAATGGTTTGTTGTTGCAATGCCATCTGTATGTTAGCCTCAAGATTAGCTCTTTGCTCTTCATCTGGAGATAATTCAATAAATATACCAAAGTCATGAAGATATAAGTCTTTAATCTCATCTAATATAGATATGTTATACTTACCAATTTGCATAGCAAATTCTTCAGCAAAGTCAGAGTACTCTAATATATCTGCAATTCTAATTGATACACATGTAGCAAGACGTTTAGTAATACTAAGTCCAGACTCTAGTATGTGTCTAGTAGCTGTATTTGAATTCATAGCAGCTAATTTCTGAACCCCTACCAATGCATCTGGATGTGGTGATGTACCATCTCTAGCCTCATTAATACCCGTCACGTCTCTAATCATATTTAGATAGTGGTTATAGTTATTAATTAATGCAGCCATTTTAGCTTGTCCACTGTTTGAGTTTAACTCAGTTATTGGAACTCTTGCATTATTAAAGTCACCATCTTGAGTATAACTTCTACCAATAACACTACCAGTCTGGAAGTATAACTTCAATGCATCCTCTGGATTGTATGCTGCACCAGTACCTAAATCAACCTCATTGATACCATCTGCATCAATGAATACACCATCAGGTACAACTCTAGCCATAACCTGCTGAAGTTTCAAGTGAGTCAATTGTATCTGATCTGCAAATGGAATCATTCGTCTAACTAAAGACTCCTTCATCCCCTTGTACATTCTAGGAGCATGTAATACATAGTTAGGCAATGCCATCTGTGTTGCAGACTTAGGCCTAACCATATTACGCATAAGCTCCCACTTAAGCATAATGTTTGAACCAGCAATCAATATACCATCATACCACACATCTCTTACCGCCTCTACTTTCTCATACATCATACCTTCCTCAATTGGAGGATTAAATGACTCATCCTTTCTTATTACTTTTTCACCACCATTCTCTAGTATTTTCTTTTTCCAAACAAAGTGTTTAGATGTCTTATAGTTAAAGTATAATAGTGTAACAACCTCATTTAAAAAAGCATCATCGTGATAGTTTTTAACTATAGGGAAATAACTAGTCCAAGCAGATCCAGCATTTTTAATCTCTGTTAATTGCTCGTCAGTTAAGTTTGGGTTTATTTTTAATAACTCAGTGTAGTGAACCTGTTTAGCCTCACCAAAATAGTAACAATCAGAAAAGTCTACCTTCTCTGTGTAGCTATGTATTAAGTTAGCAGGATCAACATAGTCAATCTTAACTCCATCATTAGGTAAGAATGAATGCTTAACACATCCTATACCAATAGTAGTTAGGTCATAGTCAACTAGCTTTCTAGTCTCTGAGTAGTCATTCATCTTAAGCAACGTATCGATAGCTACCTCTTGTGCTATTTCTATACTTGGCTTATACTTTAACTGCATATATAATGACAATTCCTCATCATTCTCTGGAAGTTCAGCTGGATCAACATTAAATGCGTCAATACCAAACTGCTCCTTAGTAATAGTTAAAAAGTCTTTTGCTGCCATATCAGACTCGATCATATCTTGGAATATGTTCTTCTTCTCAGCAGACATAACATCTTGAGACTCAGCCTTTATTTCGAATAATCTATCAGACATACCGTTAACAACTATGTCAACAAACTTAGGGATGATAGGTATTGGAGTCCAGTCTAAGTTTAACATAGACATGTCACCATTTATAGACAACTCGTTCTTGTACTTCTGTACAGACTGTTCTCCCCTAGCATATAATCTAAGTCGATGGAACTCACCCCATTGGTCATAAAACCTACAGGTATTATTTTTCCTTTTAAACCATTCTCCTTCAATAGCCTTACCAACCTGTAATCCGTACTTTTCAGTAGCCTTCTCTTCTTCAGAGGCCATTTGATTAGGGAACGGATATTGATTGATTATAATTGGTGATTTATCCATTATTTTTTTATAATTTCGCTTCTTGTTCCACGATTATCGTATGTTACAAATTTAATACTTATTTTTGATTCTTTCTTCTCTGGTACAAACATATATTTTCGTGTAGCCATAATGGCCAAACCAGAGCTAATAGAGGCATCAAAATTAGTTCTATTATTAATGTCAAATCTAGCCCAGTCCTCAAGAGTTCTAGTGAAATACATTGATCCCATGTTGCTAGAATCTCTATACGTACCCTCAGTGTCAAGTCCTACGTACTCCTCAATATATGATTCGATAGAAGAGGCGTGAGCCTGCTTTACGTCCTCAGATGAGTTAGGTATACCACCGAGTTCCAACTCTGTCTTAGATAGCTTGTTAAGGTTTTTATCTGGTCTGTTCATAGAGTAACCCCTATAACCTCTGTTTTTAAAATGATACAATAGTCTTGCCTTATTGTTCTCAGCAAGTATTGGCATACCATAAAATATACAAGCCATCAGAACGTCCTCAAAGAATATCTCCGCTGTCTGTGGTCTTGCTACATACTCCAAGAAGAATTCATTTGTTGGTCCGTTATTCATATGGAACTTAGTCATCCCATGAAGTGCACCGTTAGATCCACCACCACCAACTACTCCTGATATGTCATAGGGGTCACAACCAAATGCACCCATACCCTCATTACCTGGAAACTTCTTACCGTTCCTTATTATCACATTATTTCTCAATGATACCTCTGGTACCCACGATACATTGAACCTACCCTTTGGGTCTGGAGTCCATACTACCTTAGAGTCTTTCTCTCCGTTTAACCAATGGAAGTATCCCCTAGTCAGGAATCTCTCTTTTATCAAAGAGTCATTGTAGTCTATCTGTTGATATATCTTCGTCAAATTGAAGATAGACTGTCTGGACTCATCTCTAAAAGCATGAGACTCCGTTCTAGGAAATTGTCTATAAAATTCATTTAGTGCATCTGCATCAGACTTTAACGAAGATACTTCATTATTCCAATATGTAATAACACTGTTTAATATCTTAGATCCGTCTATACCGATCACCTCTTTGGATGTATCATCTAGTACAGGCCAACCGAACTCATCTATATAACCCTCATAGTTCCACTCCATTGGAATGAATAAAGAATACAGACCGCTCTTTGTCTGACCGTTGGCAGATCTAGATCTAGGGTCGCTGTCGTTGTAAAGTTTCTTGAAGTTGTCACCACCCTTTGATAGTGCATTTGATGTTGAACCCATCATGCACTTACCGATGATCCTACTTCCCAATCGAAGACAAGTCTTAGTTACCCTCCAGTTATTTAGGATGTTGTCAGGCTTTAACCACTTACCAGATTCATCATGCACGAGTAGAAGTAGCTTCTCACCGTCATAGCTGTTGTCTGCTGTGTTTTTCCAGTCAATAGTAGTATCTAGTCCATCGATGTCATTATTCTTCTCCTCGTCAATGTTTTTTCTTGTAATTTTGCTGGCTGGAACCCTAAAAGATAGTTCGGTCTTTGGATTGTCCATACCATCTTGAACGGGCTTAAAGAAGAACGGGTAGTTTCTTACTATTGGGACTACCTTATCAGTAAACATCTTCTTGGCATCGTTACCAGTTTTAGATAGTATACCTATCCTAGAGTCACGAACTATGGTACCTGTATTACCGATCTCTCCAGATGACATAAATGAAAATCCAGATCGTCTATTTTTTAGGTAACATATACCAAACGACCTATCGTCCGCCTTACATGCCTCCCAGAATATATAAAATATTCTATTTGATTCACGGAAGTCAGGCAGACCGATGTCAATCTTGGTCCACTGCAAGTACATGTAGTGCGTACCTGTTATGTATGTTTTTTTCTTGTTGTTGATAAACCAATATCCAGAGTCTCTTCTGTTAAACTCTCTCTCTATGTAGTCTATGTATTGAGACTTGAATTTATTGTCTCTTCTGTTCCAATCAAATATTGTCTTAATTCTTAATAGATCCTTGTCGTACTCATGTGGAGTCCATCTATTGTTGATGTCGTCAATCTCTGATGGTATTGATGGTAGTGCAACCTTTATGCTATTTATTTCATATACCTCACCAATAGTACCATCCTTAGATATTACTATTACATCGTAGTCACTATTGTACCCATAAGCCCAGCTCTTGTGTCTGTTCTTGGTAGTGACCACATTCTTTGGAATATAGTCTTGAATTACACTATATAGCTTATTTTCCATTCTTTATCTTAGCTCTACCTTCAGCAAATCCCTGCATGCTTATGTCCTTAACTGGCACATCGTTCTCCCTATTCTCCTCCTCCTCAATCTTATAAAGCATAGACAATGCATCCTCAAACGCAAGCCTCTTTGATGCAGCAGCATTCTTTAACTTATCTGCTGACAGATCATCGTCTGCATGAGTGATTATTGGAGACTTAAGTACCTTAATAAGCTCATCAATTGCCTTCTTACCAGCTTCTAATATTTCTATTTTTTTAGACATATGTTCTTGTTATACATTCTGTAAAGAACCTCGTCATCTATCTTGAATTCATACTCACTCTCTGGAGTAAATGAAACAACATCACCCACCTCAGCCGAAGTAAAGTCATCGTTCTTATATACGATCTCACCCCAAAGCTCTTCAAATCTACCTAAATTTGTAAACATCTTATCCTCTGAGTCTATAGGTCTTATGAATAAAAAAGGAGGCGTAGCCTTCCAGTTTTCAGTGCCTCTTTTGTATAGGTACATCTGCTCTGGCTCAATGATAAAGCAGTCATCAATTAAATGATGCCAGCTGCTCTTCTGTCTACCCTTCATGTCATAGTAGAACTTGAACACGTTATGGTGAACAACTACTAAGTCTCCTGGAAGTACAGGGCCGTCATAATATATTGGTGTAGACTCAACTATTGCGAATCTGTTGGACACAGTATGATCATCTTGAGAAGAACTTATGATGAAGTTTATGTCACCATACTTTCTTAAATTGTCATACCGTCTTCCATCAAATGGCTTGATGATAAAACAGTAGGGTGACTTCATTAAAAATCTATTTTAAATTCTATTGAAATTGGCATTGTACTGGAGAATTGTTTCCACTTTATTATCTCTCCATCTTTAATTATCCATATACATATAGACCCATCCTTTTCAGATAGTATAGATTCAATTCTATACGTTCTGTCTAAGACCTCTTGTCCAACTACATAGTGCATGCACTTCATGTAGTCAGGACCTATAGATATTTTTCTAATTATATTCACCAGTGTTTAGATTGATTTTGATGTCCTTGCCATACTTTTTCATTATTTCTTCTTGGAAAGAAGATAGATCGTATGCAGATGTTTCAAGATTAGCTAATGTGGAAATCTTCTGTGACTTTAATCTTTCAAAAGTTACCTCGATATCAGCTACCTGGAATTTTAAGTCTCTGTAAGACTGATTTAATGACTTGAGTTGGTCTAACTCTTCTGTTGTAATTTTCTTTTCTGACATTTTATTTAATTTAATTTGTAACAAATATAGTAAAAATATGTTACATAGATATATACCACTTAGTATCTGAGTGACTATACTGTAAACACACTGGTGTATTAGCCACTAATGACGTAGGCAATCCAACAAACGTAGCACCTGAAGATATCCATGTAGTACTAGCTCTTGATACAGTTGACATGACAACATACTTAGCACCGTCTAACGCAGAACTAGCCGCTGGCATTGTAATAGCAAATGATACCGATGCTGTTCCAGTAAAGTACGTGTTAGTTCTAGTAATTGTATACAGTGTAAGTAAATTAGTATCTACTACTTCTGGAGATGCATTTAATGCCAATAAAGACTGTACATTAAAATTAACAGTATTACCAGATTTAGATCCAAATACTGTACTGTCTACTGTAGGCGGTACTACATTATAACTTTGTTGCTTCATTTTCCTTGACCTTTATATTGTTTTTTATAATTCTTAGACGTTTTTAATTTAGATGTTTTAGTCTTAGCATGCACACCTGGCCTGCTAATGAACTTCTTATCCATCGCCTTAACTTCTGATTGCTTTTTCATCTATTTCTAATTGTAAAGTTAATTAAAGTAAATGAATAAAAATTCCTATAGATGTCTATATCTAAAGATATAAATCTAATTGGTCCTATTGTTAGTCTAAAACAAATAGATCCGAATACATCCATTGACCAATGATTTCTAAACCTCATAAAATGTATTTTTAAAATCTCTCAATCTATTTAACCATCCCTTAAGGAATACTGAATTCTTTCCCTTGCTTATAGCTCTAAAGAATATCTCTCTATCGATAAATAATTGATTCAAGAATTTCTTTGGGTCAATTGAGTTGATAGCTGCTATTGTCTTAGGACCCATAACACCATCAACACTTATGTCATCTGATAATTCATTTACACACTTCTGTGCTGTCTTAATAGCCTGTAATGGACCGCTGCCCCAAGCTATTTCAGTTAAGAATATAGCTACGGTAATATCTGCAATTTTATCAGCTTTTACTCCATCCCAGTAAGATCCTTTGAATACCTTAAACCAGTCCTCAGAATTCATAGAAAAAAATCTATCATCATGGTCATGATTAAATACATGAGACCAAGACTGGTACGTAATTCCAGCGTTTGTATGCCAACCAGTATGACCGTTGAATGGAGTAGGACAAGGATGTGATGATGCCGAGTCGTTTGAATTACGGCTGAGCCCTCCCTCCCATTTGCGGATAAAGTGAACGAATTGATTAATCTTTGAGTCCATCGATTTCTGTTTTAATTTCTTTTGCACGGCCTACTGCCTTCTTAAATGCATACCACAGTCCGTATTTATGTATAGCACGATAGTTCTCATCAATGCTAAATATCTCTATGCTTATAAGTATAAGTGCAATTATTTTAGTTAACATTAAAGGCACCGAAAAGAATTGTAACATTATTGCATTCAAGATAAACTTATCTATCAAGAAAAATAGTATAATTGTTATCTGATATAGCATCATCTTTGATATTATAGTAGATAATTTTCTGCTTGTTATTTTCTCTTTTAACTTCTTAGCTTTCCATAATCCAAAGACTGTATCCAAGAATATACAAAACCCAACTAAAAATAATAAGTTGCTTACAGGTAAAAAGAATGTCCAAAGAACTGCTAGCAACTTAGGAAAGCTTGTTCGAACTGAAGCCAATAAGATTAATAGTTGAACTTTCATATCGGCATTACTGACTTTTTAATAATCTGTATGGTAACATACACTAAGATTATAATCATTACAATTCCTCCGACTACAGCTAAAAAGTTTACCCACCATGGGATATACTTAATCTTCTCTGGCTTGAGTGTCTTCGTAACTAATTTTGTTGAGTACACAGTGTTACCCTTTATTTTTTTATATATTGTACGTACCTCTGCCTTAGATGTGTATACATTGTTCTTTAGCCTTGTCTCTAGTGTGATGATCTTACCGTCCTTGTCTCTTAATCTGTCACCTAACTTTGAAATAACGTGGCCAAGTGAGTCGCAGTATAAAGTATCTTGTATATATATAGTCTCACCAGGAATAATAATTGTAGTATCTCTAACTTGAGTAACCACTGATGTACTGTCCTTTTGAACGCACAGTGGGCAGTACTTAGCAAGTTTCTTTTCCATCGAACATGAAAACAATAGTATAAGTAAGATTGGTAAATACTTCATAGATACAAAGATAAGTAAAAAATGCTATACATTATATAAATCAATAATCCATTCATTAATGTTATTAAAAAACTTATTATTAATACTTACCGAAGTATCAAAAAATATATTTCCTAAATTTGTGTTAATGTGACATTGATTATCTGAT